CAATGAGTGCTCTGACTTGCTTCAAGTTAAATTAAAAAACGCAGATAAAACTGTAGATAATTACGGTGCTTTCGTAGCTGAGGATATTTATATGCAGCTTATAAATTTAGCTAAAGTTACAAACGAGCCTTTAAATAAAGTGTTTCATGAATATGGTCATGTGCCTGGAGGTTGGTTGAAGTTAGACTATGTTGACAGAGCTTTGAAAAGATACAAGGAGGAAAGAAACTTATTTGATTATACAGATATGGTCATGGAATATAATAAACAAAAGCCACAGTGTAAGTTAGAGGTGTTGATAGTTGATGAGGCTCAAGACTTATCTTACATACAGTGGCAGATGATAAACAACATGAAAGATCAGGTAGAAAGGGTTTATATAGCTGGAGATGATGATCAAGCCATATTCAAATGGTCAGGTGCACAGCCTGATTTTTTAATAAAATTAGAGGGAAAGAGAGAAATACTAAATCAATCATATAGAGTGCCAATAGCAGTGCATAGAGTGGCAAATAGTTTAGTGTCAAGGATAGATAATAGGGTGCCAAAAGAATACATGCCTAAGCCTGTGTCAGGATTTTTAGAAAGACATATACATCGCTTTGACTCGGTTGACTTGAAACATGGATCATGGCTCCTCCTGGCCAGGACTAATTACATTGCTGATCAGCTCGTCATGGAGTTACGGGACATGGGTATGTATTATGAGAAGTTTGACAATCCATCTGTGTCACAAAAATTAGTAGAAGCAATACGAACTTGGGAAACTTTACAAAAAGGTGATAAGGTTTCTTTTGATCAAGTAAAGAATTTGTATTCATATTTTAAATTAGAGAAAGATGTAGCTAGAGGTCATAAAGGTTTGACAGGTGTAGATGAAAAGAAAATGTTTAATATCGCAACACTGGGCACGGAACATGGACTTAAAGTAGAGCAACAAACGCCATGGCATTACGCACTAAGTTTAGTGTCAGAAACAATGAAAGTTTATGTATTATCCTTATTGCGTAATAATGAGGAGATAGATTTTAAACCAAGAATAAAAGTATCAACTATTCATGGTGCAAAAGGTGGTGAGGCTGACAATGTTATGTTGTTAACTGATATTACAAAAAGAGTAGAAGAAGGTTATCTGATGAACCCAGATGACGAGAGAAGGGTATTTTACGTTGGAGCTACAAGAGCAAAACAGTCCTTGCATCTAATAGCAAGTCAAAGTAACTTAGAATTCTCAGAAATATTTAGATGAATGAATTTAATTGGATACTACCAGAATACAAAGAAGAAAGGATTGAGCCCTACATGAGCAACCAAATACCAATGTTTCAACCACCAAGTGAATGGTTGCCACCTGAGAGCATTCCTAATTTAAGTGATGCAAAAGAAATAGCAGTAGATTTAGAAACAAGAGATGAAAAAATAAAAGAGTTAGGACCTGGTTGGGCTACTGGAGAAGGAGATGTTATTGGTGTAGCTGTGGCTGTGGAGGGTTGGAAAGGTTATTTTCCTTTGAAACATCCTGGTGGTGGTAACTTTGATGAAAAAATATTTTATAGAAATTTTAAAAAATTAATGTCTTTGCCAAATCGTAAAATTTTTCACAATGCAATGTATGACGTGGGTTGGCTAAAGCAAAAAGATATTCAGGTAAATGGTAATTATATTGATACAATGATTGCAGCTCAAATTATTGATGAGAATCGTATGGGTTACTCTCTCAATGCTGTTGCTAAAGATTACCTGGGTGAAAAGAAAAACGAAAATTTATTGTATGAAGCTGCAAAAGAATGGGGTGTTGATCCAAAAGGTGAGATGTTTAAACTCCCCGCTCAGTTCGTAGGACCCTATGCAGAACAAGACGCTGACCTGACTTTACGTTTATGGCATCGTTTAGAATCAGAAATATATAAACAAGATCTAGTTTCCGTCTTCTCTCTTGAAACCAATATACTTCCTGCGTTGATAGAGATGAAGTGGAGAGGCGTGCGGGTTGACACCAGTCGTGCTACTCAAATTAAAGAGAATCTTTTGGAAGAAGAGAATGCCCTCCTTACAAAAATAAAATCTATTTCAGGAGTTTCTGTTGATGTTTGGGCAGCACGATCCGTCGCCAAAGCCTTTGATGCTATGGGTATACCTTACAATAGAACTGAAAAAGCAAAAGAGCCAAAGTTTGATAAAAATTTTCTAGCCACACATAATAGTGATCTTGCCAAGCTTGTAGTTCAGACTCGTGAGATAAACAAGGCCAGGACCACATTTATTGACACAATTATGAAACATCAAAAGAACGGTCGTATACATGCAGAGATACATCAAATGAAATCTGATGTAGGAGGCACAGTGACCGGTAGATTTTCCATGAGCAATCCAAACTTACAACAGATACCTGCTCGTAATGAAAAAATAGGTCCTATGATTAGAAGTTTATTTATACCTGAGGAGGGAGCGAAGTGGGGTTGTTTTGATTACAATCAACAAGAGCCCAGACTTGTGGCTCACTATGCAGCTATAACCAGGAATGGCCTGGAGGGCGCTGATAAAGTTATTGATGGTTATAATAGTGACCTGGACTTTCATGGCACCGTGGCTGAAATGGCTAACATTGATCGTAAGATTGCAAAGACAATTAACCTAGGATTGTTTTATGGTATGGGTAAAGGTAAATTAAAAAGTCAATTAGGATTAAATGATGAGCAGGCTGATGAGTTATTTAAAACTTATCATAGTAGAGTTCCTTTTGTAAAACAGCTCACGGACCAAGCGTCAAAGTCTGCACAAGAAAATGGTTTTGTTAGAACTTTACTTGGACGTAAGTGTCGTTTTGATTTGTGGGAGCCAAACAGTTTCGGTATTCATAAACCATTGAACAGGGACCAAGCGACAAAAGAACATGGAAAAAATATTAGAAGAGCTTTTACATACAAAGCGCTCAATAGATTAATACAAGGCAGTGCAGCTGACATGACCAAGAAAGCAATTTTAGATTTATATAAAGAAGGGATAGTCCCGCACATTCAAGTTCATGATGAGTTAGACTGTTCTTTTGACTCTGAGATCCAAGCAAAGAAGATTGAGAAGCTCATGGTTGAATGTGTTAATTTAAAAGTTCCAGTAAAGGTAGATTGTGAAATTGGCGATAATTGGGGAGAAATCAAGTAAATTAAATCGGTTTTAAGGACCGTACAGGGGTGTTTTAGATGTGCCCGTGTATGATTGCATTCGGAAAAAAATTAAGAAAATAACTAATTAGGACTTGTAATTACATTATGAGATAATATATAATTAGTTATAAACAGAAAGTAGAAAGGAGATCGACATGGAATATACAATACCAAGTTGGATCGAACTAATATTAATACAGAACGAGGAAATGGAGAGTGAATGCTCAGAGTAATAATCGGTTGTTGCATTGCTATTGCCATCTTCGTATGGATGGGATGGTTGTAATGACAGACACGGGTAAATACAAATCGGTAGCGGTAAAGAAACCAAGCTACCAAAAACTCAAAAGCATGGCTGAACAAGATTACAGATCTGTTGCTAGCTTTATAGAGTTCTTAGTTGACAAGGAAGCTGAAGAAAGGAGAAAGTCAAATGCCAACAAGTAAAAAGAAAGAGCCAGAGAATATTCAAGTACCTGGAATAAAACTACAAGACTGCGTAATCACAGTGAAGGGGAGTTCACCTTTAATCTGTAACAAGTGGTCAGAAAAAGCAAAACAAGAAATCAGAGATAAGCAGATGAAAATAGCTAAAGCTGCAGGTAGAGAAGCGAAGGATCCTGAAAAGTGTTTTAACGATTCTTTGTATAAGATGCCTGATGGTAAGGGTTATGGTTTTCCTGCAATTGCATTTAAAGCAGCTGCGGTTAACGCTTGCTCTCACATTGAGGGTTTAACAAAAGTCTCTGCACGTGGATCATTTCACATACCTTGTGATCTTATTCCTATTAAGGGTAAGCCAATCATGAGAGAGGATATGGTTCGTGTAGGTATGGGCGCTGCTGATCTTAGATACAGAGGTGAGTTTACAGATTGGGAAGCTAGTATTCCTGTTAAGTATAACTCTAACGCTTGGTCAATTGAACAGTTGATCAACGTATTTAACGTTGCTGGATTTGCGTCTGGTGTTGGTGAGTGGAGACCACAGAAGAATGGTAACTTCGGTATGTTCTCAGTCACTGAGGTTCAAAAGATGGAATATAATGAGGAGGTAAAAATTGCCTAGAGTAAAAGTAGTAAGTGATAAAGAGTACGTTTGGAGACAAGGTACAAGATATTCAGTGGAGGCACAGGTTGCTGGAGAGCATCTTGAGTCTTTGGAATACAAGCACGGGGCTCTCACCCCAGACCTGGTTGTGCGGGAGGCTAGAAAGAAGAGTTCACCTCTCCACCCATGCTTTACGTGGGACGATACAAAAGCAGCTGAGAGCTATCGAAGGTTTGAGGCCAGGAAACTAACAGGATCAGTCCTCGTCGTGACTCAGCAAACAACTGAACCTGTTCGTGCTTTTCATAGTGTTCCTATAACCATAACGTCTGACGATGAGCAGGCTCGAGGTTATGTTTCACTGGACGTGGCGATTGCAGACGAAGGTCATAGAAATCATTTGTTGCAACAAGCGTTTCGTGACTTAGCGGCCTGGAGAAATAAATATGCGGAGTTGAAAGAACTTCATAGTATTTTTTCCCAGGCAGATCGCCTTGTGGAGAAATATTCTATTAGATAATAGAATGATTGGTAGCGGAGGTAATACTCCGCTACTATTTTAGAAAGGAAAGAAAGATGGAAAAATATAATTTTGATCACATAATTAAAATTTTATTAACTAAAGCAGGATGGATAAGGGTTCCTTTATACCTTCCAAGAAAGGAAGAAAATGGTAAGTAAAGTAGGATGGTCGATGGAAGAAGAGTTACAGGAATATAGAGAGTTATATGATAAAGTAGAAGAGGCTGTTATTGCATTAAAAGCAGCTCAAGAGTTAAAAGCTTTTCTTTATCTTGATCCTCTGCAACAAGAACATTTTAAAGTTACAATTCATGATCTTGAAAGTTTCTTGTCTGTGATAGATGAGGCTTCGACTGTCGAGATTGATCAGTCGCCTGTATAGGCAGGAGAGGTGGGGCTGGGTGCGTTGTTATGAGGTAGTTTACGGCAGGAGTGGTGAGGTCGGGTACGTTCTGGTGGTAGCAAGGCGTGTTGTGGCAGGCTAGGTGAGTTATGGTGAGGTGAGATTAGTTCAGGAGTGGCAGGTGTGGTGAGTTGTGTCTCGGTGGGTTACGATTGCGGACAGGTTGAGTCAGTTCGGGGCATGGTGTTGTGAGGCGTGGATTGGTGAGGCAGGCCAGGTATGCCCAGGTTTGGTATGATCCGGACGGTTTAGGCAAGGCAGGCGGGGCGAGGTCGGGCTAGTTGCGGAGGGGTAGGTCACGGCAGGCGTGGTAAGTTTGAGCGAGGTATGGTCGGTCTTGTTGCGGCAGGTGGGGTGAGGCGCTGTCAGGTGAGGAGTGGTATAGGCATGTTGAGGCTGGAAAGGAGTTTTGAATGGATGATAAAATGAAAGCGTTGCAGGTTGTAAATGATTACATAAGATTTGACCGTGCATCATCGAACGTGACCGCAGCTTGGGAGACTGTGTTACGTTACATAAAGAGTTTGGAAAAGAGTGTAAAATAATTATACTTGTAAGTGGATTCTTTATCCCACTTAGATCCAAGAAAGCCGACACCTGGCTGGCCTAGTAGTGTTAACGAACCCCCTGGTGGTGTGACTGATGGAGAGACATCTTTCAGAAAGTCAAGAAAACAATTTTAAAAAAATCTTTTGAGGTTGGGATTGTAATTTTATATATTGGAGTTTCGACACTAAATAGGAGGTCCGAATGGAAAACTTAGAAGAGAAATATCAAGAAGCGTTGCAAGCGATAGCTTACCTGCACAATGAGTTACTAGCTGTAAAGCATTGTCAGTGTGGCGATGATGAAGCAACAGAAGAGGATGACGAGGCCTAATACAGGCCTTCGTGTCCCTGCTCGAAGTATTTATTTTTTAAGTGCCTGTCCCAGAAAGACTTTCCATTCGCTACAATGATGTTCCACTCTCGATGACTAAAGCGCTCTGTTGAGCCATCTTTGTATTCCACCTCGTAGACCATGTCATGACCTCCTGAGTCAGTCTGTTGTTCAAACACCCTTAGCTGCTTAATTATATCTTTTAGCTTCATGGTATTTTAAATACTTAATCTCTTTTACCATACCTTTGGGAATAATTGCAACCCTTCCTCCTTCCTGGCCACCATCATCACACCAGTCTGCCATCAAAGATATTTGAGTTTCATCGTCTTTTACTAGCCAACCTATTGAAAAACAACCCGCAGGGGTCTTTTTTACAATGTCTTTGTATTCTACCCACCCAGAAAACGGCTCGGTAGCGTCTTCCCATCGGACTATCACAATCGGTGTAGTCTTCAGGTTAAATTTCATGCTTTCTTTCTTAAGGTATTTTGACCAGGGACCAATTTTAAACATTTAGTGTGTTCTGTTCCTTTTGATACTGCGAACCATTGCTCGTGTCCTTGTATGAAATCAATTGAGCTGTTACCTGGGCACTTTCCTTTTGAAAAAGTATCATTCACAGCCTGTTGAACTGATGCTAATGCCATGTCATCGCCGACCATGGTCCCGCCTTCTTTAAGCTTGGGCCACCAGTTTAGTATGTCTTCCATAACTGGCTCATACTCGTGGGCTCCGTCTATAATGATGGCTTGAAAATGTTTGTTATGAAATCTTTTTAATGTGTTTACATCATCTGATCTTGATTTAACAGGTGTTACTATACCTTTGTCTATGAATACTTGGCAGTTTTTTAAGAACTTGTCATAGAAACCACCTACGATATCTAAGTTTGCATGTTCAGAGCTACCTTCGAAAGTGTCTAATGCGTAGACATGTAGCTTTTTACCTGAGTTGATAATGCTAGTGGCCAGGTAAGATGTTGACCTGCCCATGAAACTACCTATCTCTAAGATCTCATCACCGTCTTCACATAGATCTATGAGTTGGTCGTACGCTTCGTGCATGTTAAACCATCCAGGTATTTTAAAGTAAGTTTGTTTCATTTTATTCTGTCCTTTATAAATTCTAATATTCGTCTGATACTAATGCCATAGCCGATCAAGGTCAAAGAAACTTTTTCCCCTGTGTTTTGGTCCGTGACTGTGACGGTTATATCTCTATATTTCATTTCTTGGAGACTTGTGGGACATTAAGTCTTTGCGGAGACATCGTTATTAGGAGGAACGGTCCCACAAATCAGTGTACAATCCTAACATATTCTATTAGGTTTTGATATATGAAATATTTTTTAATTATATGGTTATGTGTTAACGATCCGAACTTGCCTTTGAGCAATACCTGTCAACAACTGACCATGGACAATGAACCATTTGATACAGTGATAGGCTGTAACGAAGAAGCGGCTAAAATATACCAAAGTGTCAAACCAGCTGGTAATGTTTACTTAACAAGCTTTTGTTCATTAAAGCCTTCAACATAATGCTGTTACGCATATAGTTTATTAAATTAAAATAAAAAAATAAAAAATAAAAAAATGGACCGTTTGTTACGTAACACTATATATTTATTAATATAATATATATATATCAATCGTTTTAGCTGTTACGTGGGTGTTACGTGGTTATCCCAACGTTACGTAACAGTGGGAATAATTAGGATTGATTTTACTTTAAATCTATGAGAAGTGTATCCTAATGACAAAAACAGACGTAACAGACGTAACAACTAAGTTACAAGAAAGATTTGATCACTTCCCAGGACTAACACCAAAGCAGGCTAAGTTTGCTCAGCTGATAGTTTTGTACGAAGGTAGAAAGACCGCAACACAAATAGCGATCGAAAGTGGTTTCTCTGAAAAGACTGCAAGACAACAAGCTAGTAACATGCAAAACCCAAAGATGTTTCCTAAAGTTGTTGATGCCATACAGCATTACAGAGTTCAATTTTATAGAAAGTATGAAACAAGTTATGATAAGCATTTAAAAAGAATGTATGAATTATCTTCAAGAGCAGAAGAGGCAGGCAATTGGAATGCTGCCGTAGCTGCTGAGAAAAATAGAGGCCAGGTGGCAGGGCTGTATATTGATAAAAAAGAAATAAAATATGGAACTATTGATAGTATGAGTATGGAGGAAGTCGATGCAAAAATTGTTGAACTTGAGAAAAGATTATCTGGCGAATCGGCTAAAGTTATAAATGCCAGTGACGAACAAGAAACAGCTCAAAGGTAGTTGGGCACATCAAGCTGCCTTGTTATGGCTTTTAGATAGGGGGTATTATGTATTCAGTAATGTTTTTGGCTATGGCCCAATTGACGTTGTTGCTGTTAATGACCTGGGTGATATAGAGTTGTTTGATGTTAAGGTTGCAGGATTTAGAAACAATAAAGACACAAAGGGCTCTAAACAATTAATAAATAGAATGTTGACTGAAGAACAGAAAGATATGGGAGTCAAATTATTATATGTTTTTGAGGATGGTACGTGTAGAGTTCAGATGGAGAGAGGCGAATGGTTGAAAAAACAAAAAGAAAAAAGAGACAAGAAAGGTAGATACATAGGCAGTGGCATCGACACCGGAGAGTAGATTATCAAAAAAAGTAAGAACTAATTTTACTAATGTACACTTCCTTAAAATAGATTCTTGGTCGACACCAGGTATGCCTGATTTATATGGTCTTTACAAATGGGGTAATAATAACCCAGGTACATTTTGGATGGAACTCAAGTGTACAAAAATTAACAAGTTGGGACTGAGTCCACAGCAAGTTGCTATAAATCTCAAGCTATCTGAGTACAACATACCTAATTACATACTTGCCGAAAGCCTCTCTCGGCGGCAGCTCAAAATATTTCCAGGAAGCGTGGTTCAAGATTGTGCGAAGGATGGTTTTAAGTCCATGAGTCATGTTGCATGCTTCGATGGCCCCTACGATTGGACAGCCGTGGAAAAATCCGTGGTCCAAGTCTCCCCACACCATACCGATCTTATAGTATAAAAAGTTCCCGCGCTCCCGCTCGCGAGCAGCTTTTCTTCTCCTGAATCACGATTCAACACTACATCTTGAAAAATCCGAAGCGACTAACACCGGATCTTGTGTTATGCCTATGATAGAACTGGGAGCGGCCCAGGCAGGATGCAGCTGGAAATCCTGAAAAAATCCGAAGGTCAAGTCTCCCCATTTTTGGTATGATATATAATAAATTAACCGGATCCCGCTCGCGCCGGAGTTGGGTGAAAGTCCTTTTTTCAAGGGTTTTTGCCGAATCGTGATCCGTGATTCAGGGTAAAAGTGCCGATATACTTGAAAAATCCGAAGCTGCGGTCTCCCCATTTTTGAGATGGTATATAATATAAGTGGGAGCTCCGGGCCAGGTGAGTTGTTCGATTTTCTTCATGAAAAGGCTTGAAAAATAAGGGCAAATCACTATATATATAGCATGCAGCTGCATCCCTGGTGAAGATTAGCAGGTGATACAGCTCAGTCAGGAGAAAGATATGAATTTATTAGCAATTGCAGGTCTCATTTGGGCATTCCTCTTAGCCATTGGGTTCGAGATGAAAGGGGGGACCTTGATAATACTGGTCTTCTTGGTCATCGCTGGACTGGTCGAAGGTGCACGTGAGGTAGGGGGTTTCATCAATGTGCTCCTATAAAATCCGAAGCACGAGTATCCCCGTTGATATGGGACGTACTAATAAAAAAAGTTCCCGCTCGCGAGCAGCGCGGGTAAAAATCTTCGGAAAATCCGAAGGTTGAGTATCCTTGATAACATAGGATCTTACCAATAGAAAATCTGGGCGCAGACCAGCTGATGCCAAAAGTGAAAAAAAATTTTCGAGTTTCTTGTTTGGTTGACAAGATAAGTTGGGGTAAAAAACAATTAACATTTTTTTTATTTTGTTATTGTAATTTATCCCAACTTCATATTTAATATTAGTTAGAAAGGAGAAAGTAAGGTATGTCAACTGAACTAGAACAAGTCTTACAGATAATTCAAGGTGGAAAAAAAGCAAGTACTTCGCACCTTAATTCTGCTTGGCAAAAACAAATGCTAGGTTGGGTTTACTCAACTGCATTAGAGTCTGCCATTATGACTTATCTAACATCAAATGATATGAGTAAAGAAAATCTTATTAGAACTTTACTTACTATCATTCAGAATAAACCTAGTGATATGCAAAGTTCAATATCTGAACAAGTCCAGTCAGAACTTGAAAAAGTCCTGAACAACTAGGGTTATACCTGTAAAACAATTTCCTGTGATGGTGGTTCTCTGCCATCACCAAATCCACCCCCCACATATCCACACACACAAAGTCAGCATACTAGATCTAGTAGTCCCATTGGTTTTGGAAAGTCAAAACTGTTTTTTTTTGCACCCCCCACCCCCCTTTTTTACTTAGTATAGGACAGAAGAGTGTAAAGACCAAGTTTTGCACATACACAACCTCCCATAAAAAGTTTTGAAAAAGGGGACCCAATTTGTTATACAAAGTCAATGGGAATCAACATTGAGGGGCTGACCCCCTTAGAACAAGAAGAGACGTTAAAGAAACTCCTCTTAAGAAAAAAAATTTTAGAATTACAAAAAGATCAGAAAGAAGATTTTTTGACCTTTGTAAGATCTGTGTGGCCAGAGTTTATTGCTGGACGACATCATAAAATTATTGCAAAAAAATTTGAGGCTATCGCCAACAAGAAAATTAAAAGACTTATTGTCAACATGCCTCCACGACATACGAAATCTGAATTTGCATCTTACCTCTTTCCAGCGTGGATGATGGGCCGTGAACCACGGCTCAAGATAATTCAAACATCACACACGGCAGAATTAGCACAACGCTTTGGTCGTAAAGTCAGAAACTTAATCGACACACAAGATTATCAAAATATCTTTCCTGGCATGGAATTATCGGCGGACTCCAAAGCAGCGGGTCGTTGGGAAACGAACCAAGGAGGAGAATACTTTTCTGCGGGTGTCGGTGGAGCAATAACAGGTCGTGGTGCTGATCTATTAATTATAGACGACCCACATTCCGAACAAGACGCACTTAGTGCAACAGCGTTAGAAAATGCGTGGGAGTGGTATTCATCAGGTCCTCGTCAGCGTTTACAGCCAGGTGGTGCTATCGTCATTGTCATGACTCGTTGGAATACAAAAGATATCACTGGAGAACTGATCAAGGCCCAAGGACAACCGAAAGCGGATCAATGGGAAGTAATAGAGTTTCCAGCTATCATGCCGTCAGATAAACCAGTGTGGCCTGAGTATTGGCAAAAAGAAGAATTAGAATCTGTTAAAGCTTCTATCTCCCTTGCTAAATGGAATGCTCAGTGGCAACAGAACCCTACAGCCGAAGAAGGAGCAATCATCAAACGGGAGTGGTGGCAACCATGGGAAAGTTCCAAGATGCCTGGCCTGGCACACGTGATACAATCGTATGATACTGCATTTAGCAAAAAAGAAACGGCGGACTATTCCGCTATCACTACATGGGGTATTTTCTGCCCTGATGAAAAAACACCAAATATAATTTTACTAGATATGAAAAAAGGTAGGTGGGACTTTCCTGAGATGAAAGAGGTCGCCTATGATAGTTACAAGTATTGGGAACCGGAGTCCGTGGTCATCGAAGCAAAAGCATCGGGCACACCGTTAACGCAAGAATTACGAATGCGTGGTATTCCTGTTATCAACTTTACACCGAGCAAAGGCAATGATAAGTTGAGCAGAGTAAACTCAGTAGCCCCTCTATTTCAATCTGGGGTCGTATGGTACCCAGAAGGGGAAGCTTGGGCGGAAGAGTTAATCGAGGAATGTGCAGCTTTTCCTTATGGAGAGTATGATGACCTTGTTGACTCAACGACCCAAGCCTTGATGAGATTTAGACAAGGTCGTTGGATAGAGTTGTCTGATGATTTTGATGACGAACCAATAGGTAGAAAAAAAAGGGAATATTATTAATGCCAAGTAATTTTGAAAGTTTGAACTCTTTAGATTTTTTAAGAGGCTTTAAAGAGGGTGATCAAGTAGATAACGATCGTTTTAAAGAAACTTCAGACATCGTCACCGACATGGCAGAAAATAGAATAGAAGGAGTAAGTGAAGACGAGGCTCGAAGCTTAGGAGAAACTATCCGTGATTTTTTTTCTAGTAAAAATAAAATGGAGGAGTTTAGAGAAAAAAACAAAGCTAAGATCGAGGCAGATAAAAAATTAATTGGAAAAATTTTAAACAGCACTCCTGCTGGACAAGTTAGAAAATTTATAACCAAAGCTATTGTTAAAAACTACGGTCCACAGTTTATGGACATGACTGAAAATTTTTTCAAAAACATTCTTCCTATAGAAGATAAGTCTGTGCCAACTCAGATTAATTGGGCAGACTCATTAAGTAATCAACCTTATCAAAACAAAGCATATAACAACGATCAATATTTAGAAGCAGGAGCAGGAATCGATACAAACTTTTCCAATATCCGTGCTTATCTAAACATGCTTCCTGACAACCAACAAATTAGCACAAAAGATTTATTAGGTGAGCTTAGAAGATTAGGGACAGAGAAATATAACGAAACCCCTTTTGGTAAATTTTATAATCCTGCTGAATTAAGAGAATCAGGTTTTGAATATTCATTATTGCAAATGCTTAACAAAGATCCTAACGCAGCTATGACTACGACTGAGTATATAAACATGTTTAATAAAACAGATCCAAAAACAAGTTTTAAAGGATTTGAAAGCCGATTATCTACTCAGGACAACCTCTTACAAAACTATCGTGTTGGTTTAGAAAACTTAGAGGCTCAAAGGGGAGGTACAAAAGAATTTAATCAGTTTAAATTTTCGTTAACTAGCGATCTACAAAATCAGTTTGAGAAATTAAATGAAACTTTAAGAGGTCTACCTGAAGATGTAGATAAAGGAGAGTTCGTTGGTAAGATGATCAAAGATGCAGGCAAACCTATCTATGAGCAAATTAAAGCAAATACAAAACAAATTAAAAGACTTAAACAAGGTATTCTTCCTTTTAACAGAGCAGGAAGAGCAAGAGACATTGCATACTTAGAAACACAAAACCAAGAGTTACAGCAGTTGTTAAGCGCTGTGATGGATATGGGTGGAAACACAGGATTTCAAACAGCCACTCAAGCGTATTTATCTGCGGGGCAAAGCAGTTACTCATTAGGGGGAGGTAGAAATTATACCGTTAAAGGAATAACCTTCCAACCTAGAGATGTCCCTGGATTTAGTGAAAAATTTAAGTCAAGCACTCACTTCGCAAAGAATTTTGGCGCAATGGATACTTTTCATGTTAGGAGCGCAGACTACAAAGATATATCAGGTTTAGATACAACAATTATACAAGAGGTTCAATCAGATCAAGAGGAGCCTCGAAGAAAAGAAAAAAGTGTTCAAGACCCATCAGCAGACTTAAAAATAAATACTCTTATGAAAGAAATAGAGGACTACACAGCAAACTCAGTTTTGCCTGAAATGGAAAAAAGAAATATTGAACCTGGCATTTTAGCTGAAATAGAAACTCTTTACGCTGAAATGATGAAAGAGTTTCGACAAAATGTTCAAGAGGCTGAAGGTAAAATAGTAAACTTACCTAGTTTTGATAAATACATTAATGAGTTTTTAGCAAGGTCTGAACTAGAGGGAATAATTACTAATGATAGAAGAAAGGAAATCTATCGTTTCTATAAAAGAATTAAACCTCTCTACAGTTTAAAAAATCAATTATACAACCTTGAACAAAAATCAGGTGGTGACTACAGCGCAATAATGCCTTTTGTGTCTAACCCACAGTTGTATGCAGAGCAGGCTATTTGGCAAACATCTTTGGACTCTTTAAAAAGAGGAGTTAATTTTTTATCTTGGTTACCTGGTGAAGTGCAAACACAGGTTCAACATGGTAGCTCAAGTGTTGATTTTAGTAATACTGAAGAAGTTTTAGCACAATACGGTAAACAAGCTCAGGGTCATTTTAATTTTTATGGTTCAGCAAAGAACCCTGAGAACAACACAATGTACAAAGCTGCAGAAAATGTAATTAAAAAATATGATAAAATGGCAGAGATTTTAGGATGGGAGAACTATGAGTCACCTAAATTATACGCTCAGGGCAATGAATTTTTTAACCTTCAAGGAGATCAGTTTGGCACGGGTAATCAGTATGATCAACAGCCTATGTTGTCAAATAATCAAGTAAGAGGTAAAGTTCCTAGTTTAAAAACAGGTTATGGTTTCATAGACTTTACTCCTATGATAAACTCCTTAACTGATAAACAGAAAGAAAGGTTGGAAACGATTAATTTAAATAACTTTCCATCTTACAAACAAGGTGGACAAGTGGATAGTCCTAGTTTAGTTTCTTTAGAAGAGGTTATAAATGGCAGTTGATAAAGGCATAAATCAAAACGAAACAATTGAAGTTGCAAAGGTGGGGACAGAAGTTCAAATGAGTGGTCCTGCAACTGACGATAGATTTTTAATTGAAGAGGACGGCTCTGCCGTGATGAATCCTGAACAGGTTCAAGAACAAGTTGATTTTGGTTCTAACTTAGCAGAGTTCATGGAAGACGATGAGCTAGAGATGTTATCTAATGAATTAAAATCTGAATATGAATCAGATAAAGCATCTCGTGAAGAATGGGAGATGGGATACACTAAAGGGTTAGATCTTTTAGGATTTAAGTATGAAGAAAGAAGCAGACCATTTGATGGAGCCAGTGGTGTTTATCACCCGCTACTCTCAGAGTCTGTTGTTCAGTTTCAAGCACAAGCATATAAAGAAATGTTACCAGCTGGAGGACCAGTCAGAACACAGTTAGTTGGTGTTAGAACTCCTCAAGCAGAAGCGCAAGCAGACAGAGTTAAAGAGTTTATGAATTATTACATTACAGATGTAATGGAAGAGTATGATCCTGAAATGGATCAAATGTTATTTCACTTACCTTTGGCAGGTTCTGCATTTAAAAAAGTTTATTATGATGGAGCAATGAATAGAGCAGTATCAAAATTTGTTGCTGCTGAGGATCTTGTTGTTCCTTACATGACAGCGGATTTAGAATCTGCTGAGCGTGTGACTCATCTTGTAAAAATGACAGAAAACGAAATTAGAAAACAACAAGTGTCAGGTTTTTATAGAGACGTAAAAATTAATCCTTATGAAGAAGAAAGTGATATTCAAGAAAAATATGATGAATTAGAGGGAAATAAAAAAGAAGAAAGTTATCAAGATTACACTTTGTTAGAAATGCACGTTTTGTTAGACTTAGATAATTTTGGTGATGTTAATGAAAAAGGCGAAAAGACAGGAATTAAAATACCGTACATTGTTACTATTGATGAAGGCTCAGGCAAAATTTTATCAATCTATAGAAACTTTGGTAGAGGTGATCCTCTTAAAAAGAAGACTCAATATTTTGTACATTACAAATTTTTACCCGGTCTTGGTTTTTATGGCTTTGGTCTTATTCATATGTTGGGTGGTCTTACACGAACTGCAACTGCATCGCTTCGTCAACTGCTTGATGCAGGAACGTTGTCAAATTTACCTGCTGGGTTCAAGTCTCGTGGTTTCAGAATAAGAGATGATGATCAACCGATTCAGCCTGGAGAGTTTAGAGACGTAGATGCACCTAACGGTATACTAAGAGACTCACTTCTTCCTCTACCTTATAAAGAACCGTCAGGCACATTATTTCAATTACTAGGATTTTGTGTTGATGCAGGCAGACGCTTTGCAGCTATCGCTGATATGAAAATGCCTGAGGGCGGATCAGAGATGCCTGTTGGAACAACCATGGCACTTCTTGAGCGGGGGACAAAAGTTATGTCAGCCATTCACAAAAGATTACACAACGCTCAAAGAGCAGAGTTTAAATTATTATCAAAAATATTTGCTTCTTACTTACCACCCAACTATCCATACATGACTCCTAATGGAGATAATTTTGTTAAACAAGCAGACTTTGATAGTAGAGTAGATGTGCTTCCTGTTTCAGATCCAAATATTTTTTCAATATCACAAAGGGTTACTATGGCTCAGATGCAATTACAATTAGCACAGAGCAAACCTGAAATGCACAATTTGTATGAAGCTTATAGAAGAATGTATGAAGCTTTAGGTGTTCAACAAATCGAAACTATTTTACCACCTCCCTCTCAACCAATGCCTGAAGATCCTGGTGTTGAAAATTCAAAGGCTTTGAAAGGTGGTCAGCTACAAGCTTTTCCTCAACAAAACCATGATGCTCATATTGAAGCTCATAGGTCATTCATGTCGTCTCAACTTGTAAGATCTCAAGTAGCAGTGCTTGCGATCTTACAAGGACACGTATCTGAACACGTATCTTTAGCTGCAAGGGCATCAATCATGCAAGTTGTGCAACAGCAAATCACTCAGTTGTCAGAACAATTTGGTGGTCAAATACCTCCACAAGTTCAACAACAAATCATGAATGAAGCAGAATCTCAAGTTGCACAGATTGTTGCTGTGGTAACAAACAAAATGGTGCAAGAAGAGACAGAAGGCATGTCACAACAAGCTCAAGATCCAATTATTGAATTAAAAAATAAAGAATTAGATCTAAGAGCTGCTGAGATTCAAAGAAAAGCTCAAGAATCTATGATGCAGTTCCAAATGGATCAACAAAAATTAGATCAAGACAGAACCTTGGCGGAAAATAAGTTGCAAAGCCAAGAAGATTTGACAGAATATAGACAGGAAATGGCAATAAAAAGGGATCAATTGAAAGCAAACAGAGGATGAGCATAGGAAGAAACCCAACAAAACTGTCTAGAAGACAAATTGAACAGATTCAAAAGCTAGTAAAGAACCAAAGTCGTCAAAAAAGACTAACTCCCGAAAATTATAGGGCGGCTTTGATGAAAAATTTAGCTTTGAGAGCAAAAAATGGCGGAAAAATGTCGGTTTCAGCGGCCTTTAAAGAGTTAAAAAAGAACCCACCTAAAGTTTTAGGCAAAACGGCAAAAAAATATGGCAAAAAAAGAGCAGAAAAACAAAAAGTTGCAATCGCCCTCTCAAAAGCAGGTAAAACTCGTACCAAAAGGGCTTAAACATCAACTTAAAGCAATAACACCTGAGCAATTAGAGGATTTGCAAACGGTAATCCGTGATCAAACAACAAATAGTCTTCAATATATTACAGAAGAGTTCGATCCGTTGATAGTTGCGAGTGCATACTTGTCAATCGTCCGACAACTCTACATGTTATATCTAAATAAAGACGAGGCTGACGCATTATTCGAGTGGGCAAAGATGAATATGGACCCAAACTTCAAAAGGGAGCACTTGCATTAGAACAAAAATAATGTAATTTTTTCGTATGACTACTGACCCAAAAAAATTATCTTCATCAATGAGACCGCTCATTGAAAGTATTTTAAAAAAAGCTGTAGCTGCAGGAAATATTTCTCCAAAAGTTTTGGAACAAAGAATCAAAGATCTTGATTTAATAGATGCAGGTAAAAAACCCACTGGTAAAAAAGCAGGTGGACTAGCAGAAGCTACCGCTAAACTAAAAGCTCAAGGATTAAAAAAAGGTAGTCAGGTAAAAAAGAAGAAGAAAAAGAAAAGTTTCCCAGATTTAAATAAAGATGGCAAAGTAACAATGAAAGATATTCTTATTGGTCGTGGTGTTATTAAAAAAGCTAAAGTCGGCATGCAAATGAAGGGCACAAGCCCATTGATTAAAAAGAGATAATTATGGCTGTACAACAACTAGCAAAAGATCAAGCAAAAAGAGAAAAGAAAAATCAAAAAAATTTAGATAAAAAGTTTCAAGAAGATGAAGAGAACGCTCTAAAGGACACAGAACGAATGATAGAGTTAATGGAAAGAATTTATAAGCAACCCGAGCAACCAACTCGCCCAACACCCTTTGGACTTCCTCCTAGAGAAAGAGGGCCTGGCGGACCAATGTTAGAAGCCAAAGCAGGCAAGCTAGTTAAATGCGGAGCACAGATTAAAGGCACGAGCCCACTAATCAGAAAAAGAAAGGGGAAAAAGTAATGGACAAAGCTACAGATAATAGTACCGTGATTGACGGTAAAAAAGTTCCTTACAAGTCACCTGCAACTGACCCTGCAAAATCTAAGACTCAAGGTCAAAAGCCAGTGCAAGTAAAGAAAAAACCATTTAAAGGAGTATTCTAATGGACTACATTAAAATGAAATGGAACCACCTAGTTCACTGGTGGGGTAGACTAAATAAAAAAGGAAAGATGTTAGTTGGTGGAGCAGCTGTCGTTGTTATCTACTTAATAGTTACTAATGTTTAATCTTTTAGTAGGTCCCCTCTCAAACTTAGTCGGTAATGCGGTCAAAGGTTTTGTCGAGACTAAAAAGGCAAAAGCTGAATTAGCATTAACAGAAATCAAAGCACAGAAGTCTCTCAAAGAACAGCAGATCGCAGGTAAAATTGGATGGGAGGCTTCTGCTGTCGATCAAATGAAAGGCAGCTGGAAAGACGAGCTAATTTTAATATGCCTGTTGGTTCCGGCGGTGGCAGTCTTTATACCTGGATGGACACCACATATTAAAGCGGGTTTTGAAGCTTTACACTCACTCCCTGATTATTACAAGCATCTCTTATATATCGCCTGCTCGGCTAGCTTCGGTATCAAGGGGGCAAAAGGTGCGATGGGCCTTATCACTAAAAAGAAATAGTGGATATATTTCAATTATTCACTTTGTTTAAAAAACAAATAGAAGAGCGTGAGGCAAATTTAGTTGAGACAGTAACTTCTGGTGTCAAAGATTGGGACGAATATAAGTATTTGACAGGCAAGTTAGAAGCATTAAAGTCAACAAAATTAGAAATGCAAGAAACAATGAAGAGGTTTGAAGAACATGAGTAAATTAATATTGCCTGATTATTTGGCAAAAAAAGAAGAGAAAGCAAAAGAATTATCCGATATGCAAAAACTACCTCAACCAACAGGTTGGAGGCTTTTAATAATGCCACATACTGGTATCCGAAAAACAAAAGGTGGTGTTCACCTTACGGATAAGGCACAAGAAGAAATTCAATTGACAACTAATGTAGGATTAGTCTTGAAAGTTGGACCAGATGCGTATAAAGATAGTAATAGATTTCCTGAGGGTCCTTGGTGCAAGGAAAAAGATTGGGTTCTTTTTGCCAAGTATGCGGGCTCTAGGATTAAGATCGAAGGTGGGGAGCTAAGACTTTTGAACGATGATGAAGTTTTAGCAGTTATAGAGGATCCAGAAGACATATTACATGCAACATATAAATAGACTCATGGAGGTCATGGCCCATGCCGGAAAAAATGGTAGATATAGACACATCAGGCAATCCTGTTGATGTAGATATAAAAGAAGAACAGAAACAAGAAGAAGTTGAAGTTCAGCAAGAAAAAGAACAGGATACTTCCGTTCGTGAAGTTAAATCAGATCAACCACAAGAAGATACTGAGTTAGATGAACACTCTGACAAAGTTCAGAAGCGTATTGATAAGCTTACTGCTAAAATGCGTGAGGCAGAACGCAGAGAAGCAGCTGCTCTTGAATATGCGGAAGGAATAAAAAAACAGTATTCTGAATTAGATAATAAATATAAAAAACTTGACGATGGTTATTTAAACGAGTTTAAAAATAGAGTAGAAGTCTCAAAGGCAGCTTTACAAGAAAAATATGCAAGCGCAGTTAAAGCAGGGGATGTCAAAGCTCAAGTTGAAGCTCAAGAAGAATTAACCAAGTTAACAATAGACTCTGAGAGGTTAAGAGCGACACAAGCTCGTCAAAGTAAAGAGGGTGAGCAAGGAACTGAAGTTAAAGCAGAAGAGCCTCAAAAAGCTCCTCAACAGAAAAAACCAGATCCAAAAGCAGAAGCTTGGGCTGAAAAGAACCCTTGGTTTGGTTCAGACGAGCCTATGACTTATACTGTGTTCTCAATACATAAGAAACTTGTGTCAGAAGAAGGGTTTGACCCAACCTCAGATGAGTATTATAGTGAGATAGATAAACGTATGAAAAAAGAGTTTCCTCATAAATTCAGTCATGAGGCTGATGTGAATGTGTCTACTGACGACAGACCCGTGCAGGCTGTAGCCAGTGCAAACCGTTCACAATCTAAAACTGCACGCAGCAAGACCGTGAGACTCACACCTTCACAGGTCGCTATTGCTAAGAAGCTCGGTGTGCCACTAACAGAGTACGCAAAGTACGCAAACAAAGGAGGTCAGGCATGACAACTAAAACCTCAAGAACTGCTGACACGCGGGAGAAAACTCAACGTAAACGTGTTTGGCAGAGACCGTCATCACTTGATGCACCACCTGCGCCAAATGGATATATCCATCGTTGGATAAGAGCAGAAGTCCAGGGATATCAGGACACTAAGAACGTGATTAACCGTCTTCGTGAGGGTTATGAGCTAGTAAGAGCGGACGAACATCCAGACTGGCACTTACCAACAATTGAAGATGGAAAACACGCAGGGGTCATAGGAGTAGGTGGCTTATTGCTGGCTCGTATCCCAGAAGAGCTTATTGCTCAACGAAATGACTATTATGCTGGTCTTACTAAAGATCAGATAACAGCAGTTGACAATGATCTCATGAAGGATGCTCACCCCAGTATGCCAATCAGTAAACCTGAGAGGCAAAGTAGGGTGACTTTCGGTGGCTCACAAAAGACTGAATAAGTTTTTTTAAAAGCCATTGTTAGTTACATTTATTAACTTTACTTTTAAGGAGTAAAACAATGGCAAACCAAAACGGTAATTTTGGATTTCGTCCTGTTCTAATGCAAGGTTCCGCTTACAACGGACAAGGTCAACAAGAGATGACTATTGCAAGTAACGAGACAAACTCCATATTCATGGGAGATCCTGTTGTGCTAAACGCAAACGGATCAATTTCTCGTGGTGGATCTGCTGGTGCTGAGCTTGTTGGTATATTTAATGGTTGTTTCTACACAGACCCAACCACACAAAAACCAACTTTCTCAAATCATTATCCTGGTGGCATTGTAGCTGACGATATAGTTGCAAATGTGATCAGTGATCCCGATGTAATATTCGCAGTTAAAGTGGATGATACAAACGGTGGAAGAGCACAAGTGGGTTCAACAGCGAATATCGCAACATACAGCGCAGGATCTACCAAATCAGGTATATCAAACGTAGCACTAGATGGTGGCAGTTTTGCAACCAGTAACGCTTCAAACTTTGCTGTATATGACTTATCAACAGACCCTGATAACAGTGACTATAGTTCTGCTAACGCTAACATTCTTGTTAGAATTAACAAACATCAGTACAGGGATACTACAGGCATATAGGAGGTTAAACTATGGCTATATCTAGAAGTCAACTCGTTAAAGAGTTAGAGCCAGGTTTGAACGCCCTGTTCGGCTTGGAGTACGCAAGGTACGAAAATGAACACGCAGAAGTTTTCGATGAAGAAACTTCAGATCGTGCCTTCGAAGAAGAGGTAATGTTAGCTGGATTCGGTTCCGCACCAACTAAATCAGAGGGTGCTGGTGTATCATTTGATACAGCAACCGAAGCATTCACATCACGTTACACACATGAAACAATTGCATTAGCTTTCGCAATCACAGAGGAAGCTATCGAAGATAATCTCTACGATAGACTAGCTGCTAGATACACAAGAGCTCTTGCAAGATCAATGGCTAATACAAAACAAGTAAAAGCCATGGATGTTTTAAACACAGCTTTTGCAGCTGCGGGTGCCGCAGGAACTAATCCTGGTGGTGACGGTGTATCACTTATCAACACAGAACACCCACTTGCACAAGGCGGTAATTTCTCAAATAGATTAGCAACAGACGCTGATCTAAACGAGACATCATTAGAACAGTCTTTAATTGACATCGCTGCATTCGTAGACGAGAGAGGTTTAAAGATTGCTGCTCAGGGTAGAAAACTAATCATTCCAAAGGAATTACAGTTTACTGCTGACAGACTAATGGCCTCTGCACTTAGAACTGGAACTGCTGACAATGACATTAACGCTATCAGAAACATGGGTATGATTCCTGACGGATACACAGTTAACCACTTCTTAACTGATACCAATGCTTTCTTTATCAAAACTGACGTGCCTAACGGTTTCAAAATGTTTAACCGTTCACCAATCAGAACTTCTATGGAAGGTGATTTTGATACAGGAAATGTCAGATATAAAGCTAGGGAGAGATATTCTTTTGGATTCTCAGATCCTAGATGTGTGTTTGGTACATCAGGTGCATAATCTTTAATTTAAACAATAATCTAAAAGGGCGGTTGTCTTTGACTCCGCCCTTTTTTTATGCCATATTGAAAGTCTAGCACTTAACAGTCATACACACTGAGCTAGCAGACGGTATAGAGACTGTATGACTATGGTCTATACAACCAAGGAGGTTTATTATGGCTACACACTTTAAAGGGCCAATATTATTTTCAGCGCAAAGAGCTGCACTAGAAAATTTAAATATTGCCAGATGGAATGATCAATTCATTCAGTTCGATGATTACGATCATGGAGCAATTGACGAGACACTAAGATGGACAATCGTTAAAGATTCAGGAGCGGCCGCAGCTATCGTTGCAGATGCTAGATCGGGTGAGCTCAACTTAACTTCAGCGAACACAACAGATAATGACGGTGCTTCAATTCAAGGAAAGCAAGAGTATTTTTCTCTTCCTTCAACAGCAGGTAATAAGTTGTATTATGAAACAAGAATTAAAATGTCTGATGTTGATCAGATGGATGTTCTCGTTGGATTAACAGAAACTTTTACAACCAATCCTGAAGCTGCTTTAGCATCATCAAACATCATTGGTTTCTTATTAACTGATGGTAGTGCTGTTATTGCTGGTGTAACAGAGGCTTCTGATACAGCAACTACTGTAACTTTAGACACAACTTTATCAACTTTAACAAACGATACTTACGTAACTTTAGGTTTTGTTGCAACAAAAGCTAACAGTGATGGTAATAATAAGGTTGATTTTTACATCAACAGAAAATATGCAGGAACAAGCACAACAAACATTCCAACAGCTAATATGAAAATGATGGCGATGAGTGTATCAGGTGATGCTACAGGTCAAAAGATAACAACTTTAGATTACATGATGGGTGCTCAAGATAGAGATGTAACATACTCTGACGGACCTGCGTAAGGAGTAAACAATGATTAACTATAGATCGGCTAAAGTAACTGCTACAGGAAATGTAGGAACAGGTCCCGCAAGACTGATAGCTATTCATGCTGTCTGTGGTGGAACTGCTGGTAGTATCGTTTTAAAAGATGGTAGTGGAGGAGCAACTAAACTAGATTTGGATACTCCTGCATCAGCAACAGCAGTCATTGAAACTTACATTGGAGATACAGGTATGAGATTTGAAGATAGAATACATGCTACATTAACTAATGTAACTTCACTAACCTGTATATTTGCGTAATGGCAGATAAACAGCCACCAAAAACTAAAAAATATTTCCGCCCCACTAAAGCAGGGGCGGGAATGACTAAGGCTGGAGTTGCTCGCTATAGACGAGAAAACCCAGGCTCTAAATTAAAAACAGCAGTCACAGGCAAAGTGAAGAAAGGTAGTAAAGCTGCAAAACGTAGAAAGTCTTTCTGTGCTAGATCTGCTGGTCAAATGAAAAAGTTTCCTAAAGCAGCAAAAGATCCAAATTCGAGATTAAGACAAGCAAGAAGACGTTGGAGGTGTTAAGTGTTCAAGGGTTATTTTTATTTATTCTGTGCTTTTCTATCTTTATGTTTTTTATTTTTTTCAATACAAAACTCATGGGCTGAAACTAATACTGTGTCTAGCACAGTAGTTAACAATACGCCACCAACAGCAAATGCACCAGTTCTGCCCAATTCTAACAGTGATATTTGTAAGGTGGGAATCGGCGGAGCAGTTCAAAATAATGTTTTAGGTATTGCTACAGGCGTTCTTATAGACGACGAGCTGTGTCAGCTTCTTAAGCTTTCTCGCTCCCAGTACGCATTTGGCATGAAAGTGTCGGCGGTGGCAATCTTGTGTCAGGATGCTCGTGTTTGGGACAGCATGGCTGATGCGGGGACTCCGTGTCCTGTGCGTGGGCTCATTGGAGCCGAGGCAGAACAATACTGGTTAGATCATCCTCAAGAAATTCCTGAGGGTAGTAGATATAAAGCAGGATATGTTGCGCAAGTTAAAGTAGAAGAACAACCAAAAGGGGATGTAAATGCTATTAAGAATTTTGGTCTTATTGCTCTCTCTATGCTACTCTTACTCTAAAGCAGATTGTTTACCTGACGTTACAGGTCTTTGCACTCCAGGTGTAACTATTACAGAAGAAGAGAATGTTGTTGTCACTGAAGAGGACAAAGGCACAGAAATAATTACAACCACCACAACTACAACTACGACTACTACCACGACTGTTACTAACGAGGACTCGGGTAATATTCTAGATAGCTCTAATGGTTATGTGACCTCTGCTGATGATGGTAATATGAATATTGATTGGGGTGGGCAAGGTCCCGCCACTATGCCTAGCGGTAATACTTGTGGTGAGTTAGGAGCAGATAAATGTGCACAGATTACAGGATCAGGTAACAGTACATCAACGATGGGTGTCTCAGGCATGGGCACAACCTTCATAATTAATAATATTAATATTTCTGATTTAGAAATAGACAGAGGTGGTCAAGTAAGATACTCAATTGAAGTCGAAAAACGAGATGCTCAAGATAGAATATACATGCACATTACAGGACGTAATGGATCTAACACAGTCTTTCAAGGAACTGATATCTTGTCTGAATCTGGCATTGCATCAGGTTACCAATCATACACTGGGTCTTTCGATTTCAGTGGTGTTTTAAATAGAATTACTGTTGAGGTAGGCGGGAGAGATATTAATCTTGCTATAGGTCCTTTGTTTGACGATGTCACAGTTAATGTTTTTTATAATGTCATCAACACAATTATCACACAGCAAATAACCTCTATTGAAGAAATATATTATTTAAATCTTTTTGACTCTGTTGAGTTAGATTTTGTGGAAGAAGTTTTTGAATTTAACGATGTAAGCATGAATGACGGAGAAATAGAGTTTGTGCCTATCGAAGCTCCTGTAGAAGAGATAACTGTTGCCAGTGTTGAAATAGAAATAGCTGAGATTGAAATAAATTTACCCGAGCCTGAGGTTGAAATCATTGAGGTTGAAACCGAAGTAGAATTAGAAATTGAGATGGAGATGGAAGAAATCGTGGTCGTAGAGGCTGAACCTGAGGAAGAAGTTATCGAAGAATCTCAAGAAGAACCACAGGAATCAGAACCAGAGCAACCACAGACACCACAAAAAGAAGAAGATTCAAAAGAAACGGTAGAAGAAGAGAAACCATCAGAACCTAAAATATCAAAGAAAGAAAAAGCAGCTACTCAAATCGTAAAGAAAATTGATGATAAGGCCAGGTATGATGACGCTGCTCAAACTAAAACTTTAATTGTTATGCAAATATTAGGCAATACAAAAACTTTTTTTGATTCTCAATCTTTCATACAAGATACAAATGTTACTGAGTATTTAAACAAGACAATAGATGATCAGTATGGTATGCTGTTTGACATGGCTCAAAATAATACACTTCAGGAGATGATAGATGCCCAGTATTGAGTATTCGGGGATGAAGATAACTGGAGGCAAGGTCTTCGCTATCTTCACTTTATTAGGTGCACTAGGTGGTGCTGCATGGACTGGCTTCACTTTTTACCAGGACTACCTTGATATGAAGGAAAAGATAACTCTGTATACTGAGCCAGACCTCTCTCAATATGATGAGGGCATGGCTGTATTAAAATCAGAGATAGATATGATATTGCAAGAAATAACCATAATCAGTGACGTAGCTCGTGATATGCGTTCAGATATGAAGGCCGATCTTCGTCAAATGAATGGTGATATAAGACACATAACAGAGATTGTGAATGACGTGGAAGACAGGCAAAAAGAAGATGCAAGAGAGCTTCTTGATGAGATGAAATTGTTAGAAGAAAGCCTTGACTTAAAGATAGATAAGGCTTTAAATAATCCATTGAGTGGGATGAATGCGAAGACAAAGTAAGGAGTGTGCCATGTGCGATTGTAAAACAGATGAGGATTGTGTATGTCGTTTAAGATCGAAGTAAAAACAGTATTGCCTTACGTAGTGCTGATAGCTACTATCGGCATGACGTGGGGTATGTGGTCCGAAAGATTAAATGCAGTCGAAAAGAAGGCAGACAGTGTTTCTGAAATGCAACAGGATATTGCTATAATTAAATCTAAAATATTAGATATGGATGATAGAATAGCCTGGATAGAAGAGTTTTTGATTAAAACTACGGATTATTGATGGAAGATGAACTTGACATTATTTGGGAACCTGACTTTGAGATTGGGACATTACATTGAATTGCGAAATTTGTGGATGTATATGTCACTGTTCCTTAGGAACACCTTGTATCTGCGAATGTCCGAGGTGTTTACATGGTGATCAGTCGAGCCCAAATGAGACAACAAATAACGAAACCGAAGAGGAGTAAAAAAAATGACAAAACTATGTCCAAGAGGAAAAGCCGCCGCAAAAAGAAAATTTAAAGTATACCCTTCGGCTTATGCTAATGCTTATGCTTCAAAAGTTTGCGCTGGTAAAATTAAAGATGATAGGGGCACAAAAAGAAAAGACTTTAGAGGTCCTAAACCATCAGGAAAAGCAGACGGAGGAATGATTAACGGTGTTTCTCAACAAAGAAAACAAGTTTCTGCTCAGAGAATGTCTAACGGTGGTAGAATTGTGGCAGCTGGTTGCGGTATGGTAGAGGGTAGTAGACGTAAGAAAACTAAATTACCTCGAAGTATTTATGCCTAAAGACCCAGTAAAAGGAACTGGTAAAAAACCTAAAGGTTCAGGAAGAAGATTATACACAGATGAGAATCCGAAAGACACTGTGCGCATTAAGTTCGCTACTCCTGCTGATGCACGGGCAACGGTTTCGAAAGTGCGAAAAGTTAAAAAGCCGTTTGCAAGAAAAATTCAAATCCTTACTGTTGCTGAGCAACGTGCTAAAGTAATGGGTAAAACACAAGTTGCTAGTATCTTTAAAAAAGGTAAAAATAGTATAAGGAAACAACATGGCAAAAAGCGGACTTAAAGAGTGGTTTAAGCAGGACTGGGTTGATATCGGTTCTAGGAAAAAAGGTGGGGGCTTTGCTAAATGTGGTAGGTCCAAGCAAAAGAAAGATGCTAAACGAAAGTATCCTAAGTGTGTCCCTAGAGCGAAAGCTAATAGAATGAGTAAAGCTCAAATTAAATCAGCAGTATCTAGAAAAAGATCAGTAGCACAAGGAGTTGGTGGTAAGCCAACTAATGTAAAAACAATTGTCTCGAAAAAAACAAGCAGAAAAAATAAAAGATGATGTAATTCAATGGTCTAAGCAAGTCTTAGAGCCAATGAATAAACACATAGGGTTTCCGGCCTGTCCGTTTGCAGCTAAATGGAGAAAAGATAATAAATTACGAATTGAAGTTCGTATGGATAAATCTAAGTACGAAAAGCATGTCAATGCTGTTTTGAGAGATTGGAATAAAAAGAAACATGATATTATTATATTTTGTGACCCTTTTTGGGATCAATATTCTTTCGATCAGTTTCAAGACAAGATAAATTTCTATAATAAATTATATAACAAAAGAGATGTGTATTTTATGGGATTTCATCCTGAAGTGCCCGCTAACGAAGAGGAGCATGAGTTTTTGGTGGATCCGACAGATAATTGCACCTATGAGGGTAACATCGAATATTCCATGATGTTAATACAAAAATTTAAACAGTTATATGATGCAAGTTGCAAACTACATAAGATAGGTTATTATGATAAGTGGCCGACCGAGTATTACAACGAGGTTGTGAAAACTCGACAAGACAAATACGAACAACTTTTTAAAAAGGAGAAAAAAAATGCCAGGTATGAAAAAAACAAAAAACATAGTAGGTAAGATGCGTGGTGGCGGTAAAGTCAACAAAATGCGTGGTGGTGGAAAAGTCATGATGGCTAAAGCAGGCAAAATGATGAAAAAGGGAAAGAAGAAATCTGTAGTTAAGAAAAAACGAGGATAACCTGAATGGCCACATCTGGAACAACAACTTTTAATTTAGAGCTTGATGACATCATACAAGATGCGTATGAAAGATGTGGCATGTCAGGAAGCAGAACTGGTTATCAATTACAGTCTGCAAGAAGAAGTTTAAATCTTTTGTTGTCTGAATGGGGCAACAGAGGTGTTCACATTTGGAAGGTTGAGAATCACACTCAAAATCTTACTGCTGGGTCCACTACTTATACAGCCCCTTCAGATGCAAGTGACGTTTTAGAAATGGTTTTTAGAAACGGTGATACTGATACTACAATGACAAAAATTTCAAGATCAGAGTATCAAGCTATACCAAATAAAAGTTCTCAAGGTCAACCAACACAATATTTTATTCAAAGAAATTTATCTAATGTTCAAATTAATTTATATCTAACTCCTAGTACAACAGATACTCAAATTAATTATTATTATTTAGGAAGAATTGAAGATGCGGGTGATTATACAAACACACCAGATGCTCCTTATAGATTTTTACCTTGCATGGTTTCAGGGTTAGCTTATTTCTTATCACAAAAGATATCCCCCGATAGAACACAGGCTCTAAAATTATATTATGAAGATGAAATGCAAAGAGCTCTTACAGAAGACAGTCAATCAACTTCTGTTCACATAGTTCCTCAAAATTATTTCATAGGAAGTTAAAATGGGAAATTTTGCTACTGGTAAACATGCCATAGCGCTATGCGATCGTTGTGGTCAACAATATAAATTTCATAGATTACGTCAGGAGTGGAATGGTCTTAAAACCTGTCCTTCATGTTTTGAGCCTAAACATCCACAACTCGATCCACCTCACCATAAAGCGGATGCTCAAGCGTTACCTTGGTCAAGACCCGCAAGACAAGAACCTATGACTGTGTTTGTTGGAGCACCAGGCGATACTGCTTTTGAATCTAATGGAATGCAACCAGCTCAAGAAAGCAGAGAGTTGATTATTGGATCAAGTGTTGGTATTGTTACAGTGGTAATATCATGAATTATTCTGAACTTTTAGACAATGTAAGAAATTATACAGAGGTAACTTCTGATGTATTATCTAACACTGTAATAAATGTTTTTTTAACTAATATAGAAAATAGAATAGATAGGGCTGTTGATGGCGATTATCAAAGAAGGTATGCCACCAGTGTTTTTGAAGCTAACAATGCTTTTTTAGATATATCAGGTCCTGAGGGTGGGTTTAGGTTTGCAAGAGGTTTAGAGCTTGTTGAATCTGATAACACTAGAACTTGGTTAGAACAAAAAGATACAACATTTATTGATGAGTATATTCCTAAGAGATCTATTGCAAATACAAGTTTTACAGGTAAGCCAAAATATTGGGCTAATTGGGATGCAACCACTTTAATAGTGGCACCCACACCAAATTTAGCTTACACAGTTGAAATGTGGTATCAGGAAACTCCTGAAAGACTTGGAAACGGGTCAGGCACTACAAGCACAACCACTTTTATATCAAACAAAGCACCTGAGGTTCTTCTGTATGGAACTCTCGCAGAAGCATATTCTTACTTGAAAAATACACAGGATATGCAAATATACGAACAGAAGTTCCAAACTGCTTTAAGTGAATTTGCACAAGAGCAGATGGGACGTAAACGTAGAGACGAGTATGTAGACGGTGTGTTACGACTCCCTCTAAGATCAGTAGACCCAGGAGGTAAATAAACATGGCAATAAATCAAGCAGTCTGTGCTTCCTTTAAAAAGGAGTTATTGGCAGGGGATCACGATATTGATGGTGACACAATCAATCTTGCTCTTTACACAAACTCTGCAACATTAAACGGAAACACTACAGCATTTTCAGCAACTAACGAAGTTCCAAACTCTGGCACATACGCTAGTGGTGGGGCAACCCTAACTGGTGCAACCATTGGATTAACAGCAACTAGCGCAACAGCATCAACAGCATTTGTTGACTTTGCAAACGTAAGCTTCACTTCAGCAACAATATCTGCTCAAGCGGCTTTAATTTACAATAGATCATCAAGTAATACTAATGCAGCTATTGCGGTTCTAGACTTTGGTAGTGTTAAGACATCAACAAACGGAACATTTACGATTGCATTTCCAACTAACGATGCTTCAAGTGCTATACTAAGACTTTCATAGGAGGTCTAAATGACCACCTACACTGTTACTGTTGTAAGCACCGGGGGTGGTAATAAGTATTTCATTAACGGTGTCCAACAGGACACAGTATATTTAGACACTAACGGATCATTTGTTTTTGATCAGAGTGCAGGCTCTAACGATGGGCACCCTCTACAACTTAGTACTACATCAGGGGGAACTCATAGTGGCGGCACTCGATATGATACAGGAGTAGTCTATACAGGAGATGGATCTACTGTAAGCGCTTCTGATTACATAAGTAATTTTAACACTTATACAACTAGAAGTGTTACGATATCTCCAACAGCTTCAACACCTAATTTATTTTACTATTGTGCTATTCATCCAGCTATGGGTGGATCTGCTCCTGTGAGCGACAGGAACAGTTGGGGCAGACAGGCTTGGGGTAATGGTCAGTGGGGTGATCAAGCAGATGTAGATGAAACCTTAGGTTCTTTAACAGCATCTACAGCAGTGTCGTCTGCAACTGTAGAGGCAACAATAGGTTCGGGTTGGGGTAGAGATGCTTGGAGTAGTCTTGCTTGGGGCGTATCTCACTCTGCGGAGTTAGAATCATTACAATCAACATTTGCGGCAGGAACTCTCTCTGTAGAGGCCGATGCTTTAGTTCAACCAACAGGTGTATCAGCAACAACAGCTTTAGGCACCGCTACAGGCGAGCCCGAACATAGAATATTTCCAACAGGAGTTTCTTCAACTACATCATTAGGTTCTGTAACCATTTTAGAGGGAGCGGGCACTATCTTAAATAGTCTTGCCATGACTTTTGCAACTGGTGATGAAACAGGGTCTGGTACAGTCGATGTAGGTTGGGGTAGAAATACTTGGGGTTCATTCGCATGGAATGAAAATATAGAGTTTTTTGCAAACGTAACTAGCGTTTCAATGACTTCAAATTTAGGAAATTTGACTGTGCCTGTTGCAGGTACGGGTGTCATAGTCAACGCTACAAGTTTAAGTATGACTGCAACTGCCGGAACATTATCAGTTTCAGGTGCATCAGCCTTAGTTGAACCAACTTCTCTTACAATAAGCGCCGCTCTTTCAGGAGTTACAGTTTCAGGTGAGGGTAGTGTTGGTGTTGTGGCTCCTTCAGATCAATTAGATTTTGCTATTGGAACACCTGTCATTGATATATTTACACAAGCAGACGTTACTGGTGTAGCACTGACAACTAACTTAGGAGCTATAGGTACGGTTTCTGACGCATTAGTATCAGTTACGGGAGTGAGCTCTAGTTTTGCCTCAGGAACACCAAGCACAAACGTTGGAACTGGTGTTATTGTGAACGTTTCAACAGTTGCGTTAAGTTTTAGTCCTGGTAGCGTTACACCAATCGCAGCTGCAGTGGTAAATTTAACAGGTTTAGAAACAACCGCTACATTAGGAGATACCTTTGAAACACCATGGGCAAATGTGGTTACAGGAGCAAGTAATACATGGACAGAGGTAGATGCAGCATAATTCAAATTTGTTTGACGTAATCGATAATTTTTTACCACAAGACTATTTTAAACAACTACAAGATTTACTTATTTATAATGATAATTTTCCTTATTATTTAATAAAAGGTAAGGTCATTGAGGAAGACGATGACTATCAATTTACACATCTTATAGTTGATAGAGGAAATGTAAACTCTGCTTATTTAGATAAATTTATTCCAGTTTTTGAAAAATTAAATGCAAAAAGAATACAAAGAGCTAAAATTAATTTACAACCAAGATCTGCAAATATTGAATTAAGCCGTGCTCATAAAGACTATGATGAGGGGGACATAAAAGCATGTGTATTGTATTTAAATACTAATAATGGATTTACTTATTTTGGTGAAGAAAAGGTGTACTCGGTGGAAAATAGAGTTGTGTTATTTAATGGAAATCATTTACACGGAGGTAGCACTTGCACCGATCATAATGTTAGAGTAGTATTAAATATCAACTATTTTGATTAAATATCATTATAAAAAAAGTGTTGCTAGGATATTAAAAAAGGATATATTTTAGAGAGGTAAAAAGATGAGCACATACTCAAGCAGACTTAAATTCGAACTCATGGCAACTGGCGCTAATGCCAATACATGGGGTACTAGAACAAATAATAATTTAGATGTTGCAGATGCCTTTATTGGTGGATATTTATCAAAATCTGTTGCTGGTTCAGCTGATGTAACATTAACAACTGCAAATTCAGATCCGTCTGCGGAAGCCTCTAACAAAGTAATTGAACTTACAGGTGCTTTAACAGGAGATATAAAAGTTTTAATTCCTGCTGCTGAGTCTAATTACCTTATTTATAACAATACTTCTGGCACACAAACCTTAACCATAGCTGCCACAGGACACACTGCGAATGGAACTACAATTTCTCAAGGTGGTTGGCATTGGGTTTATTGTAAAGGTTCATCAAATTTCAACGTGGTTGAAGCAGCTTTTACAACAACAGATGCCTCTGCTTTAACTTCAGGAACATTAGCTAACGCTAGATTAGATGCACAACTTCAAGACGTTGCTGGACTAGCCACTACTGATGGTGGTGTTATAGTCGGTGATGGCGCTAACTTTGTTTTAGAAACTGGGGCAACATTACGAACAAGCTTAGGTTTAGGAACAGCATCTGATGTTCAGTTTAATGACATGCAAGTAGATTCACTCGGTGTCGCCACAGCCGCATCAGGCACAAGTGGTGAGATTAGAGCTACGAATGATATTACTGCTTTTTATTCTTCAGACGTTGCATTGAAAGAAAATATTGAAAATATTTCATCACCAATGGATAAAGTTCAAAATCTTAATGGTGTATTGTTTGACTGGAAACAAGAGTTTATTGACGCAAAAGGTGGCGAAGACGGATACTTTGTTCGTAAAAGAGATGTCGGTGTTGTAGCACAAGACGTAGAAAAAGTTTTACCAGAGGTTGTGGGTACACGACCAGATGGTGTTAAAGCAGTCAAATATGATAGATTATGCGCTTTATTAATAGAGTGCGTAAAGGATTTACAAGATCAGGTTAACGATATAAAAAAGGATAACTAATGCCTACTCCTTCAGGACAAATAGGGTTATCAGACGTTAATGACGAAATAGGCAACGCTACCACAGCACAAATTAATATGAACAACGCCGATGTTAGAAGTTTGGCGGGTGTTTCTTCTGGTGCTATTAGCATGTCAGATCTTCAAGACAAAGCGTTTAATCCAACTATTAGTTCAATTACAGGTACAATATTAACGGGAATCGCAACTAGTTTAACAATTGCGGGCACTAGATTTAACGCACCAAATAACGTTACAGTTAATTTCACTCAATCATCTGATAGCATAAACGAAAATGTTGTAGTGACACCTGCAAGTGATACCTCTCTTACAGTTGCTGTTCCTGCAAATGTTTATAACAATGTTACCGCAGGTAATGACGTAACTCTTACAGTGACTAACTCTGATGCTAAAACATCATCAGGTTCAAACACTACTGCTGTTGCTTCACCTAGTGGTGGTTCAATTACCACAAGTGGTGATTTCAGAATTCATACTTTCACGTCTTCAGGGACTTTCACCAACACTATTTCAAACTTAGAGGTTGAATATCTTGTTATTGCTGGTGGTGGCGGTGGTTCACAGTCAAGAGACGCTACTGGTGGTGGCGGCGGTGGAGCAGGTGGTTATCGTACCTCTGTTGTCGGTCAGACATCAGGTGGCGGTTCATCTGCTGAATCAAAATTAACTCTATCAACTGGAGGTAAGACAGTTACTATCGGCGCTGGTGGTGGAAACCAAGCTAACGGTAATGACTCTGTTTTTGACTCAGTCACATCATTAGGTGGTGGACGTGGTGCAGGATACAGCAGAAACAACGGTGGTAATGGTGGCTCAGGCGGTGGATGGGCGTACAATCAGTCTCAAGGTTCAGGAACATCAGGTCAAGGAACTGATGGTCAAGGAAACATTGGCGTAGCTGGTGGAGGAGGCGGTGGTGCCTCTTCAACTGGATCAGGCGGTGGAGGAAGTACTGGTGGTAACGGCGGTGCAGGACAATCATCAAACATAACTGGCTCATCTGTTACTAGAGCTGGCGGAGGAGGCGGTGGATCAAGTACAGGATATGGCACTATCGGAAGAGGTCAAGGCGGATCCGGTGGTGGAGGCGCAGGTGGCTGTGAAGGTCAGCCAGGCGGTGACTCACCTCAAAACGGCTCAGCTAACACTGGTGGCGGTGGCGGAGGCCCAATCGGTAATGGTGGCACAAACAGTGGTGGTCAAAGCGGAGCCACTGGTGGATCAGGTATCGTTATTGTAAGGTATGATGTAACAAGTATATAGGATAACAAATGGCACATTTTGCATTAGTAGAAAATAATTTAGTAGTAAAAGTAATAGTTGCAGAACAAGAATATATAAACACTCTTGAAGGAACCTGGGTTCAAACTTCATATAATACTAGAGGTGGTATTCACTACCAACCCAACACTAATACTCCTAGTGAGGATCAGTCAAAAGCATTGAGAAAAAACTTTGCAGGTATTGGAGATACTTATGACTCTACAAGAGATGCTTTTTATGCACCAAAACCTTTTGATTCATGGGTGCTAAGAGAAGATGACTGCGTATGGCACGCACCAGTAGAGTACCCATCAGACGGTAAAAATTATAAGTGGGACGAAGAAAATAAACAATGGATAGAAATAGAAAGTTAGTAACAAACTAACTCAATTGAGCGATACTTACGACATATTTCGCATACCTGTTTTTGCAGAGTATACAGATTTAGATAATAAAGCCATGAGTGATTATTCTTTATCGCTTATGGAAAAAGATGAAGGACGTAAACTTTCTAACGAAGGAGGATGGCAGTCCAAAGATTTGACAGGTGTGCACATGCCTCTCAACGATTTATTTAAAAACATTACTACCGCAAGTAATAACTTTGCATCACAATTATTCTTACCTAAACAACAAATAAGTAATATTTGGATTAATATAAATGGCTACAAAGATTTTAATACAAGTCATAGACATCCTAATTCTTTTTTGTCAGGTGTTTACTATTTACAAACACATGAAAATTGTGGTTGCATATCAATGACTAATCCTTGTGCATCTCTTATTGAAGGCTATTGGTCCCCACATTTAACTGTTGTTAATGAAAATAAACTTAATTTAAAATGGGAGTTTCTAGCGGAAACAGGCAGAATGTTTATCTTTCCGAGTTGGATGGAGCATGAAGTAAAACCCAACTTAGACAAAGATAAAAAAAGAATTTCAATATCTTGGAACACATGTGTTGATAAAGGAGAATAGATGATAAAACCAGAAGAATTAAAAGAAAAAGATTTTAGAATATATTTAGGAATGCCAATGTATGGGGGAATGTTATGTGAAGCCACATTACATGGTCTTCTTGAGGTACAGCAATGGAGTATGGCTAAGGGAGTAGGATTACGTTTTCAATCCATGGGTAATGAAAGTTTAATAACTAGAGCGAGAAATACAATTGTTTCAATGATGTTTGACGATAAAGATTTTATAGGAACTCATCTTTTATTTATTGATGCAGATATAGGTTTCTCTTGGAGAAATATTGAGAGGCTATTGTGTGCAGATAAAGATGTTGTGTGTGGTATTTATCCAAGAAAACATTTGCATCTTGAAAAAGCATCTAAATGGATAAATGAAAACCCTAATATTAAACCTGATGAATTAGAAGCAAAGATGTTAGGATATAATCTTAACTTTGATGATCCTAATAACCTAAGAGGTGAGAATGGTTTTTTTAGAGTTAATGAAGCTGCAACAGGTATGATGTTAGTTAAGAGAGAAGTTTTTAGAACTATGTTTAAAAAGTTTCCTGAGAGAAAATATGAATCTGATCAAATAGTTAATGGTGAGTATCTTAAGTCTGATAATTGTTATGACTTGTTTGCTGTTGGTCCTTATGAAACACAACACGTTGATGGCACACCAATGATTAGATATCTATCAGAAGATTATTACTTTTCAAGATTATGGCAAGAGTGTGGCGGGGAGATATGGGCTGACCTGGCCATGCCATTAACACACTTTGGTAACAGAGCATTTAAAGGTCATGTTGGATCTTTAGTGGCAGCTAAAAATGCGTGAGTTTAATTTACCAAAAAACACTCTCATGGGTGGTTGGTTTATCAATGGTAAAATTTGTGATGACATCATCAAGTCTTATAAAGATAATAGTATAAGAGCTAAAGAGGGTAAGGTATATGATGAACAACAAAACTCTATTGTTGAAAAAAAAACTAAAGAAAGTTTTGATTTACACTTTGAGGCAAGCATGCTTTTTTCACCCTATAGAGATTATTTAGATGAATTACAAAAAGCCTTAGATCTTTATCATAACAAATATCCCATGCTTAATGAGATACAAAGGTTTACCATTAGAGAGTTTATTTACATACAAAAGTATCCACCAGGAGGGGGTTTTAAAAAGTGGCATTTTGAAGAACCAGGAAATTTGAGAAGATGTCTCGTTTTTATGACTTTCTTAAATGACTTGACTGATGAAGGAGGAACTGAGTTTCTTTATCAAGACTTAAAAGTAGAACCTAAAAAAGGATTAACTCTAATATGGCCATCTTACTGGACTCACACTCATCGTGGTGTTATTAGTAAAACTCAAGAAAAATACATTGTTACTGGTTGGTACAGTAATTTTTAATATAGAAAAATGACTGTTTATATATTATTTTAACACCATGCCATTAGTAAATTTTAGACCAGCACCAGGAATCAATAAGGAAGTCACTGATTATACAGGTCAGGGCAAGTGGACTGATGGAGATATGGTGCGTTTTTTTCAAGGATCTGCACAAAAAATCAAAGGATGGGAGAAATTTCTTAGCACGACTTTAGTGGGTGTTGCTAGAGATATGCACGCTTGGGTAGCATTAGATGGCACAAGGTATAACGCCATAGGAACAGACAGAAAGCTCTATGTCATAGAAGAGGGACTGGCATCAGATATAACACCTCTAAGAAGAACGCAAGCAAGAACAAACCCTTTCACAACAAATGCAACAACTTCTGTTTTAGTTTCAGATGCAGGTCATGAGGCTGTAGCAGGTAGTTTTGTTACGTTTGATTCATTTAGTGCTATTGATGGTTTAGATATGAACAAAGAGTTTGAAGTTACATCTGTTGTTAACACAGCTGCCTATGTTGTAACACACACTAGTGCCGCATCAGGCTCCACTTCAGGCGGTGGTGGAACAGGTAATATGAAATATCAAATCAATCCAGGTCCTGAGTTTTCTACTCCTGCTTTTGGATGGGGAACAGATGGTTATGGAGCAGGAGGTTGGGGATCTCCTTCCACAACATCTAATGTTACTCTAGAGGCCAGGAACTGGTCACTTGATAACTTTGGTGAGGATCTTATTGCAACCGCTCTTAATGGTGGAGCTTTTAAATGGGATACATCAGCAGGTGTATCTACTAGATGTGTGGCTATTACTAACGCTCCAACTAAATCTAGAATAAGTTTAGTATCCACACCTGACAGGCATTTATTATTTATGGGCACACAACCGACTATCGGTGGTCTTAATCCACAAGATGATTTGTTAATTAGATTCTCAAGTCAAGAAGACATTGAAACCTATCAACCGACAGCAGAAAATACTGCGGGTTCTTTAAGAATTGCTGATGGATCACGGATCGTGGCAGCAGAACGATCAAGAGGTCAGATACTTGTTTGGACAGACACCTCATTACACTCTTTACAATTTATTGGTCCTCCTTTTACTTTTGGTTTAAGACAATTAGGTCAAAACTGTGGAATAGTAGGAAGTCATGCGGGTGTAGATATTAATGGTGTCAGTTATTGGATGTCACAGGATTCTTTCTTCTTATTTGATGGTTCGGTTAAGAAGCTACCGTGCACCGTGGAACAATTCATTTTTAATAATCTTAACGTTACTGGAGCAGAAAATGCCATCGCAGGACACAACGGTGAATTTAACGAGATAATGTGGTTTTATCCTAGAACAGGCTCAGATCAAATAAACGCAATCGTAGCTTACAATTACTTAGAACAAACATGGTGGACAGGAACACTATCAAGAACCACTTGGATAGATAGAGAAGTTTATGATAACCCTGTGGCTACCGAATATTCAAGCACAACTACAGCAAACAACGAAGTAATTTTAGGTTTGACTGATGGTGCTACACAAGTGTTCTCACATGAGATTGGCACTAATGCTGACGGTGCTGCCATAACAGCCTTTGTAAAGTCAGGAGTTGTACAGATCGGTGAGGGTAATGATTTTGCTTTTGTATCAAAATTAATACCTGATATTGAGGATCAAGAAGGCACATTGAATGCAAAGCTTGAATTTAAGAATTATCCAAACAACAGTACAAGTGTAACAAAAACAGTTTCGTTTCAAGACAATACAGACTTTGTAAGTCTTCGTGGCAGAGGTAGAGAGTTTACTGTAAACGTAGTTTCTAACACGACAGGAACAGCGTGGAGATTAGGAACACAACGTTTTGACATACAGCCAGATGGTAGAAGATAATGGCGCAACGTAAAAACGCTAAGTATTTAAGTGTTGTAGCAGGCGTGCCAGTTGGTATGATTAACAATGCTATTAAAGAAATAGCTAAAACACGTAAAGTGTTAAAGAAAAAAAGAGTTGGTAAAAAAAGATAATGGCTAAATTAACGATAACTAGATTTCCCGATCCTAGACCTGAATACGATGCACAACAGTCTGCTGAGTTGATAAGACAATTGGAGGATCTTATCCAACAGCTAAATAGTTCTTACACTCAAGACACACAAGAGGAGTCAACAAGAAGGAGTTGGTTTTTAAGTAATGGCTGACGTATTTAGAAGATTTATAACAAATGTTACAACTACAGATTTAACGACTGTTTTTACTGTGCCAACTGCTAATGTTGCAGCTACGCCTCCAGTTCCTGTTTCGACATTTATAGTAAAAACTATAAATGTTCATAACTATGATGGGTCCTCGTCCGTAACTTTAGATATAGATCATAATGATGGTAGCTCTGACTTACAAATATTTCAGGTTGACGTATCCGCTACAAATACAAACACCATTAGTACAAGCATGGTGTATGAAGAAGGAGACGCTATGAAAGTGCAGGCTAATGCAGCATCAAGAGCAATGATAGAAGTATCAGTGTTGGAGGTAAAACAACAACTGTAATGTACGTTTTAGGTAAATTACCACAAGAAATAATTACTAAACTAGATGAGATTGTAAGTAAGAAACATACAGTCAAAGCAAATTACGACTTAGCGGGAAACATAAAAAAAGAATTTATGATACCTGATGCAAAACCATATGTATGGCCTATGCTTGATGCTCTAATAAAAGAGTGGAAAGATAGATATCCTCATGAGTTTGCGTATATAGGTAGCATGTCAAACTCAAAAGAATTTAAATTAAGACTTTTCAACACTTGGGTTAATTTTCAAGAAAAATATGAATTTAATCCTATACATACTCATGATGGTATATTTAGTTTTGTTATTTGGCATAAGGTGCCATTCACTAAAAAAGATGAATATGCTAGGTTTCCTAACATGAAAGAAGACCAAATAAAAGCAGGACACTTTGCTTTTGTGATGACTGATCAAATGGGAGGTATAAAACAACACGACATTTGTGTTGATAAAGAGTGGGAGGGTAAGATAGCTTTATTTCCTGCAAAATTAAATCATCTCGTTTACCCTTTTTATACTTCTGATGAGCCTAGAATATCTATATCTGGTAACATAGGCTTCGCTACTTAACTGTTGATTTCATAGCTTTTCGCCTATAAAACTATACTATGGCGAAAATTGTAGATGAACCCGTTCTATTACGTCATGACGTAATTGACGGTAAAAAAGTTCCTGTTTACAGTGCAAAGGTAGAAACAACAGTAACCAACACTAAAACAGGCAAAGAGTATAGTTCACATGAGGAGTGTCAGGCAGATATTGACGATCCTAATACAGAAACAAAAGAAGAAGACATTAGAAGAGATGTCAACGTAATAGCTCCTAACTTATTTAGTGGAGCAGCTACAGGCGAGGAATAAAAATGTTAAAAAACTTTATCAAAGGTATTAAAGAAGCCTTACCTGCCGTAGGCGGTATTATTGGTTACAGCGTTGCTGGACCACTTGGTGCTGGTATTGGTTCAGGTATTGGTTCTTTAGCTGCTGGTAAAGAAGCTGACGATGCTTTTAGAGATGCCCTTGTAGGTGGAGCGATAGGTTATGGCGGTCAAACATTCTTTGGTAGAGACCCGTCTAGAAATACTTTAGGTCTAGGATCTTTCTTTAGAGAAGGTAAAATACCTGGAGTAAGTAATATCATAACACCGTTCAGTCAAAGAGGAACTGAATCTACTCTTGCAAAGATGGCTAGTCTAACTGCCCCAAAAGCAAAAGTCGGTGCAACAACAATGTCTGTTGATGATTTTATAGCTCAAAGAGTTGCTGAAGTGGGTTCAACTGATCCTGAGGTATTAGAATATGCTAAGGACGAGGCGATAAAAGATTTTTACGGTCAAAAAGATAAGTTTGATGTTAGTGACTTTTTTGTAAACAACGCAGGATATATTATTCCTGCTGCAATCGTAGCAGGTGCTACTGGAGGCTTCGATGAAAAGACAGAAACTTTAGATCTGCCTATGATAGAAGCAGGTAGTCAAGGAGCATTGCCCACGGGTCTTGCAACATTAATCAATCCTATGATGAACCCTGACGGAACATATACTTATAATGTTAATCAAGGTGGTATCATGACTGCTAAAGAAGGTAAGCAAGCTAAGAAGTTTGTAGTAGGTCCAGATGATCTTGAAGAGTTTTTAAATGATTCAAGTAGGTTTATTCAAACTTCTCCTAATGCCCCTAAAATTTATGATAGAGACCAAAAATTTAAGATTCTTGAAAAGCTAGGTGTTGTAGGTAGAGCCAAAGACGGTGGTATCATGAATGCTGCAGAAGGTACGCAGGCTAAGTCCCCTGTAGTTCCTAGATTTAATGAAACTTATGAAGAATTTCAACAAAGAAAACAAGAGGCTGAGGGTGGTTTAACTGATAGGCAAAAAGAACTTCTTAAAATGTTGGAAGAACAGCGTATGCAAGAGATACTTGAAATGATGCAAAATGAAAAATTTAAAATGGATCAGTTTCAAAACCCTAAGATTATTCCTACTGGTCCAGGAAAAGGTGTTCTAACAATAGGAGCTGCAGAGGGTATGATGATGGACGGCAGTATAAGTAATTTTCAAATGAATAGTCCAAGAAGAGATTTATTTTTAGAGAGAGAAGGTCCGATATCCGATGACCGTGGATCACCGGACAAGGACACTGTTTACGCAAAACTAGCTGACGGAGAGTTTGTAGTTAATGCTGACACGGTGGCTGATATAGGTTATGGTATGGGTGCAAAAAGTTTAGATCAGGCAAAAGAAATGGGTGGATCTTTCTTTTACGGATTACAAGATGCACAGAAAAAAGGTATATTAGGTAACATGGTAGGTAGGGCGTAATGGCGGTTCAAGAACAATTAATTAGACAACCACAGTTTATAGAACAAAGAACAGAGCAACTTCTCGAGTCTGTGTTTGGTCCTCAAGGTGTTGCAAATACTGCAATGACAGTGCCCACTGCTCAAGTGGCACAATTTACAGCGCCTCAACAAACAGCAGCTAATTTAGCTACAGCAGGTGTCGGTTCTTATTCACCTTTCTTACAAGCAGCGGCTAACACACAGGTTATGGCAGCTAATACTGCGTTAGGTGCTACTCAAATGTATGACCCTAATATTACGTCACAGTTTATGAATCCGTATCAGCAACAGGTTACACAACAAGCCTTGGCTGAGATGGACAGACAAGCCGCTATCGCACAAAATCAAGCAGCTGCTCAGGCTGTAGGCGCTGGAGCGTTTGGTGGTGGTCGTGAGGGTGTTGTTCAAGCAGAACTTGCTAGAAACTTACAAGATATAAAAACAAGAAGAATATTTGAAGATCAATCAAGAAATTTTTTACAAGCACAACAAGCTGGATTAGCTGCACAACAAGCTCAGCAAGCAAGACAATTACAAGCTGCAGGTATATTAGGTGGTGTAGGAGCACAACAATTAGGATTAGGTCAGTTTGCTCAACAGGGATTACAAGGCGATATCAGTCAATTGTTAGGTATTGGCGGAATGCAACAAGCACAAGATCAAGCACAGTTAGATGTTGCACGTCAAAACGTATTAGAGGCTCAAAGAGAGCCTTTTGGTAGAATACAGTTTGCTTCTGACATATTAAGAGGAGTTCCTTCGGGTCAACAAGTCTTCACAACACAGCCGTCTCCTTCACCATTATCTCAATTACTAGGTGCTGGAGTTAGTTTAGCGGGTATCGGCTCGTTGTTTGGCGGTGGCTCAGGAATACAGTTGTGATATGGCAAATGATATACTTAAACGAAAAATGTTTGTCAGAGGGTTTCAACCCGGTGGCACTGTAGGCGGACCAGGATCTACAATAAATCAAATTATTGAAGGTAGCTTTCCTTTTCAAATGGGTCAGACTTTTGGCCAGGAGATGAAGCAAGGGTTTGAACCAGGTTATTTAGCTAACGTAGCTGGAGCAGGTATAGGTTCCGCTTATGAAAATTTAGCTAATATTCAAAACTATTTTATTTCTCCTGTTCTTGATCTAGGTAAAAGGGGGCTAAACGAGTTAAGTACAGGTTTTTTAGGAACCGATAGAACAGAGTTTGCTCCAACACCTAGAGTTGTAACGGGTAGTAACCCTTTTGGTTTACCCGTTAACATATTAAATGAAATAACTCCAAATACTTTTAACACATACTATCCACCAGGAACTCAGGTTAGAATATCAAAAATAGCTGATATTTACGCTAAAGGCGGTGGAAGTTATCTTAGAAACGTATTAGGTGTTGACGCTGAAGAATTACGAGAAGCAGGTCTTCTAAAACTACCAAACACACCACCTCCAGGAACTGAGATGAGAATAGCTACTGCTAATGATATTTTAGATAGTGAAATGATTTTAGCTCAGGCAACTGACACCACTAAGCCAAACGATCAGATTGAAGCTGAAACAAAAGCAACCATAGAGCAAACTGGCGGTGATGCCTCTGTCATGGAGGAAGTGATGGCGGAACGAGCCCGACAAGAACAGTTTTTAAGAGAGCCTGGTTCAGGTTATCAAGCAGGAGGAGATAACTCTGTTGCAAATATGGAGGCAGAGCAACAAAACAAACAAGACAATCAAAACAAACAAGAAGAAGAATTTAACTTTGGCGCAGAGGTTGAGAAATTAAGAGAAGAATTAAAAAAAGTTACAGGTCCTGAAAATTCTCAAGATGCTGCCCTACTCTTATTAAAGTTAGGTTCAAACTTAATGAGTGGTAAAACATCTGAAAAGGGACTAACTGGTTTCTTAGATGTATTAGGCCAGGCTTCAGCTCCTGTTGTAGACACAGCGATTGCTTTAGCAGATAAAAGAAGAACTGAGGAAAGAGAGCTTGGTTTGACTGCTGCAGGTATTGTTGAAGATAGAAGACAAAAACAATTAGACAGAGAGTATAGTCTGTTGGAAGCACAAGCTAAGAACCTTGGTGAAATAGGAGACAATAGCTATGTGTATGAAATACAGTATGACACGGACCCAAGCTCACCCACTTACGGTCAAAAAATAGCAGATACAAACATTGGTATGAGAATAGATAACCCAAATGATTTACTTGGTTATAAAAGAGCAAATATTGTTTTTGAAATACCACAACCTGACGGATCAACGATGATGGTAGAAAAACCAAGATATAATGTATTAGATACACCGCCATGGGAAATGAAATACAATTTTGCTGGTTTGATGAACCCTGAGGGTGATAAATGGAACACCGATCAAACAAGGTTAGGTAGAATTGATAGTTCTATTGGTAAGATAGATCAAGTATTGGCTATGTTTGGTGATGGTAATGAAATTGGTTTTTTCTACAATCCAAAGGCTGCGGTTTATACAATCGGAACAATATGGAATCAATTAGCTGGTAAGTATCAGGAAGCGGGTAAAGAGTTACCTAATCTTAAGGCAGAAGAAGTAGAGATGGCATATAACCAAATAGCTAATGACCCTGACTTAGGAGAAGAAGAGAAAGCAATAGCTTTACAAAACTTAGAGCAAATAGTTACAGGTAAAGGTATCTTTGGTGACCAAAACTATTTTGGAAATAAGGATTTCATATCTTATCAAGAAGAATTAGCAAATTATCTTAACGCTGAATTGAATGACAAACTTGATGTGGCAGGAGGTTTTTCTATTAATGATTTAAGAATAGAGAGCACCACTGGTTATATTGTAGGTCAGTTACCTGTCTTGGGTGATGATGCTCTGAAAGATATCAGAGCGATCAGAAACAAGGGTTATTCAGGAACATATTTCGATGTTAACTCAGGTCAAAATGTTCCTTACGATGGTGGAGAAACAATTGGTGAATTAGCCGATGATAAGTTTGATTATCTAAATGACACAGCAGAAAAGTTTGGATTAGTCTATGACCCATCAACAAGAAGATTTGTACCTAGTTTTGATTCTGTTACCGCTCCAGGTGCTGATAGATCTATTACACTTAACTTAGCTGGCAAAGAAGTTGTCATACCTTCAACAATCGCAGCTGTTGATATTTACGCAACAATTCTTGGTTTTGATTTTGCTAGATACATACAGCCTGAACAACGATTATTGAAAGATACGATTCAATCTTCTGTCGGTAAGTTTGATTTAACTGGTCAGTTCTCTTCACCACAAGTTTTATTATCAAGGGTTAAAGGTTTTAAAAATCAATTAATTCAAGAATACAATGAAATAATAAATCAAAACTTCTTACCTGCATATCGTCAAAGACATTTTTATAAACCAAGTGGTTATTTACCTACTACTACTTACGATTATTCAAACCCTGAAATAAGATATGATGGACAAATAGAGTCAAGCGCCTCAGGTTCAAATGCAGCATCAGACCCTAGCAACTTATTGAAGTTCTATGATGTTGATGTAGAATTAAACTTAAATCCAGTAGAAGGGGCTGTATTACCTAATTAACAATGAAAACTTTTACACAATTACCTGACCTATTAAGAGCTCGAATGGAGTTCATGCAACAAAATAACAACCCTGAGGTATTTCCTTCTTATACTTTTGATGATGTTGCCAAGATATCAGACGCTGGATTTGATCAAGTCAGAGGTTTTCAAGAGGGAGATCAAGTAAAAACAGAAGAAGAAGACACACCTAAAATCTCACCCGATCTTCCACCAGGAGCACCTTTACCGACTTTTATGGGTATGACTCAAGCTGCAGAATCTTATGGTGGCACCACAAGAGAAACAGGAGCTTCTATACCTATTAATCAAATGCAATCTATTCTTGTGCAAATGGCAGAGAACGGTTTGAAAAAAGGATTACCACAGGCTCAGATTATTAATGATATGGAAAGAATAAAATCTGAATATGGATATACAGATGCCATGATGTATCCACAAACAGCCACTGTTGATGACATTAATGATACAGGAGGTTACTTAAACGGTAGACCTAATCCTTTTCCAATGTTGAAATTATCTACTTCTGTGCTTTCAAGCATAGCGGGGACTCTGAAGGGCGCTAGGATAGGAGCTTTAGCAGGACCATTAGGTGCTGTTTTTGGTGGATTGATAGGCGGAACTGCCGCTTACGTTTCCAACTTAGCAGGCTATGAAGGATTATTGTCATACTTAAATGGTAAAGGTTTATTATACACACCAACTTACAATGAGTATGGTGAGTTTATGGGACAACAAAAAGGTATTTATAGACCAAGTGTTGACGAACAAATAGATTATTTAAAAAGAGAGGCTTTGATTGATTTAGCTTTTGGTGGTGCTTTCTTATCAGCAAGACCTGCCTTAGGTCTAATGAAAGCAACTTTAAATAAAGCTACTGGAGTTAACAAAGAGGCTTACCAACAACTAAAAAATTTAGGCATAGATCCAGGTCGCTCTGAAGTATCAAACATGTTTATATTTAATTCTTTACCTAACTCTATAGGTAGAACCCCTTTCTTTGGTACAGTATTTAGAAAAGCTTATGAAAAGAACGTTGAGAAATATTTAAAAAATGTAGATAAAAACGTCATTCCTGGATTTGATCAACTAGTTAACGCCATGAATGGTGGTGGTCTTGCACCGAAAAGTATGATTGCTGACATGGGTTATGATATGGCAACAACAGTCAGTAAGTATACCAAACAGGCAGTTAATGACATTAATAAAAATTACACCAAAGCAATAGGTTTGGCTGAAAGTTTGGGAGATGTTTTTAGTATTAAAGGTGCAGGTAATCAAGCAAGAGAACTAGCTAAGTCAATATTTAAAAATGCACCTAAAGACGATGCTGGAAAGTTTATTAACAAAGCAGATGAAAGCGTTTTTAGATTCCTAAAAGGATTAGAGGCAGACGCTTTAGCAACAGGTACAGTAAACTTTGGTAAGGTAAAAGGTTATATGAATCAAATTGATAATTACATGCAACCTGATTTTAAGTTAAAAACATCCGCAAAAGATATTTCACAAAAAGTAAAAGTCGTTTTAACAGAATTGGAAAAAGGATTGGGTGCCCCTATACCTTCATTAAAAAGCATTACAGGTAGTTCAAACACAGCCATGAAAGAATACATGAACGCTTTGAAGATCGCTGACGACACTTATCAAAAGTACGCTGTGTTGTTTGGTGGACCTGATGGTAAACATTTCAAAGGAATAACAAAGTTTCAATTCTTTAATGAGTTTCAACAACAAGGCAGTAAGTATGTTGAAGATGTATTTAAAAAAGCTTTTAGACTAGAAACTAAAACATCTGTCGAGAACATGTCTAAAATGATGGGTCCTGAAAAATTTAGAGATGCAGTTAGACTAAGAATAGCAGATGCTTTTCAAAATTCTTTTGAAGGTGCACCAGGTTTCATGAGGTCTGCAAAAGATCGAACAGATGACTTTTTTGGTCAGTTAGCAGATATGAAATTTAACGTAAATTCTTTTAAAAGTAATTTAGGTCTTGATCAAATTATGAAGTTTGATGCTAACAAGTTAGTAGCTATGGATGAGGCTTTAAAAAGAGCTGGCTTAGGTATCGGTGTTGAAGATTTAAAGAAATTTGCAGATGCCTCTGAACAATTTTTTAATAATAAAAACTTTAACTTATCAACTTACTTGGCTCGTAGAACACAGTTGGGTGGTATTAAGTCTACCTTACGTGCTATATCAGGTGGCTTCTTGTTCCCTGGTGGAGCAGCTGCAGGTGCGGCCGCAGTGTCTGGTAGTGTTGGTTTAATAAACGCTGTTACTTTCTTGGTTCTTGGTAAATATGCCACTAAGATATTTTCTAACCCCTTTAGCATCACTCCTATTAGAGATGCAATAACTACACAAGCAACAAACCTAAAAGGTATCCGTAAAAATTATTTAGAGTTGGCCAGGACATTAGAAAAACTTTTAAATGAAAACCCTGATTTAGAAGAAAACTTAGAAAACGATTTCAATTCTATACAAAGAAGAATTAATACAACAGTGGGTAACTTAGCTCCTTTAAGTCAAGGATTTATGGATTTTCAAAAAGGTAATAGTCAAGATCTAATGGAGTTTTTAGATGGTTTTAAAGACATACCTGACACTAACATTGAAACACCAACCGTGCCCGCAGAAGATAGTCAAGAGCCTGAGTTCAGAGAACAAACCACAACTGTTCCTCAAGAAATAGGCGTAGCGAGTAACGTTAGACAGCCTGACGAAGCAAATTTTAACGATACTAGATTAGCTTCTGTTGATGATTTAATATCTCCACCAACAGGAACGTCTGTTCAAAACGCACAAGATTTGTTTCCACAAGATTCTTTATTACAGGCAGCACTTAGAAGGAGGGCATAATGGCACCAAGAAATTTTCCAAGAGGCGGTAAGGGTAGAACTTTAAGCAGATCAGGCATAAAAAGAATTATGGATGCTTCTGATAGCAGTGTACCAGGTGGTTCTTTTTCTGACTTAGCAAGAGCAGACAGACAGATTCAAGTTAAATACGATAGACCCGCAGACTTACAAAAGTTTGTAGATAGATCACGAAAATTTCAAGAGGGTATTGATGCAGGAGGTAGGCTTGATGACAGTGGCGTACTACAATTAATTGGCACAGATGTGAAAGACGCACAGGGCAGAACTTTATTGTCTATGTCAACACCAAGAGTGACTGCACAGGCACCCACTTTAAGTCAGTTGGCGGGAGACGCAAAAAGATTTTTAACTGGTTATAATACTTTATCTTTTGATCCTGAAGCCAGGACAAGTCAAAACCCCGAAGGTAGTGTTATTAGTCGTGAACCAGGTATACTAGGTTTGATAGCAAAAGTGGCTCCTTCTCCAGTTTCTTTCATACCTGGAGCGTCTGCAATTTCAAAAGGTCTTGACATTTTTAGAAATATATTTTTCCCTCCTCCACCAAAAGTTACTTATGGTAGTAAAGTAACAGGCACAGTTACTGAAGAACCACTTGATAGTGGTGTGTTTAGCGGATTAAATATTGAACTAAAAGATAAACCTGAACCACCGCCCGTTGAAAACTTTCAATCTATTTTAGATCCAACAATGAATCCTGCTTTATATGGTGATGGAACTTTCTTTAATAGATTTGATGAACAACTAGATCAATTAGGAATAGACAGAGATGTTCTTGAAAATCAAACGCCTGTTTGATAGAATTCTGTTTCAGAAAGGAGAACCTGATGAACATGAAATACATTGGGGAATAGGATCATGATGAAAATTACAGACGAACTTCGAGCACGGGTACAGGACCATGAAGGCCTACGCACTCAAATGTACTTGGATAGTTTGGGAAAGGCCACGATCGGAATCGGGCACCTTATTCAGCCTCACGAACGAGAAAGATACGCAGAGGGCGTAGAGATCTCTATGGACGAAGTAAATGAATTATTTGATATTGACTTAAATAAAGCGGCTGCGGGGGCTGACCATCTTATAGACGAGTGCATTGGACATGATTTACCACAACACATATCAGAAGTGATTCTTGAAATGGTGTTTCAGCTAGGCACAAACGGCGTTAGAAAGTTTGCCAAGATGTGGAAAGCGATGAGAGTTAAGGACTGGAAGAAAGCAGCAGAAGAAATGAAAGATTCTAGATGGCATTCACAGACCCCAAAACGTTGTGAGTCTTTAGCTGAAATTGTGGCAAACACTTAGATTCTGCGTTGAGTATAATTATTTCTCAAATTGAGAATCCTTATCACTCTTCGTACATAGATTTAATTCATAAAGAATACGCTGTAAAAAACACTGAGTTTAATAAAAATAAAAAAACAGTTGGTTATGAAACAATAACAACAAATAGTCTTTATTTACATCTTTCTCATGAATCTTGTTCGTATATCGCCGATTATGCCTGCTCTCTTTTAAAGTCTAATTACACCACTGTTAATTGCTGGGGAGTGCACTACATGCCTAATTTTGAATTTGATAGGCACGACCACGCAGGCTACGATTACACTTTTGTGTATTATGTTTCTGTCCCTGAGAACTCACCTATAATTTTTGATTATTTTTCTTACGCTCCAAGAAACCGTGATCTCATTATATTTCCAGCCTCTCTTCATCATTGGGTTGAACCAGTGCCTCATGATCGATATATCATCGCTGGTAATTTAAAATCTTTATAATTTACGTCTAGGAAAATTAGGTAAGGTGCCCTCTTCTAAATACCAATAATAAGCGGCTTTCCAATCTTTTTTATATTCAGCTCTTAAAAAATCTTTTAATGCTTTGTCAGAATCGTGCTCTAAACTAATAAAGTTAGTTAATCTTTTTAAAAATTCTATCATTGTCATATCCTTTCGAAAAAGAATATAACGATTATTTTTTAAGTTTAGATTTGCTTTTTTGAGACTCTAGATGATCTTCTATTGCATCCCATACCTCTACATTAGACCAATGATTTAGAACAGCTTTAGACACGTCTTCATGTAAAACTTTTAAAGTTCTAACGCCTATTGGTACAGGTTTTCCTTTGTTTTCATAAAGATGATCAATCTCTTCTCCAGTTAAACTTAAATAAACTTCACCGCTTTGATACATTATTCTCATACTCCACACATCCCTTCGCAATCGTTAATGGCAACGCCACCTAGCTCGTCAAACATTGATATTTGTTTGTCTTCTGCCTTTTTATCTATATCTATTTCGCTTAAAGGCTTACCCTCTTTGGTAACAAACACGGTATAGCCTTCACGCATACCTTTGAACCCACCATTGATTTTCTTTTCAAATTCAATGACGTGTTGAAACTCTTCAGGTGAATTATCTTTTAAATATTTCCATTCTTTCCATGTTTTATAAGGACAAAAGGTACAGGCTGATCTTGGTGGTTTTGGCATTTCGTGGTCATCAAACCATTTTTTACACATCGCTCTAGTTATGTTTCTTTCAACCAAAGGATATACATTTCTAATCCAAGGTTTCCTGGCCTCTTTAACACGATACATCTCGTCACGAGATATACCCATGATCATATCAACAACAACGCCTTTCTTAACACGTTGTCCTTTTTTATATCCCATGTGAGTTCTAATAAATTTATGAATAGGTTCTATTTTGTAATGACCTGTACACTGCCTGGTAAGAATACCCATGCTATTTTTCTTTGGATCTTTTGTAAAAAAAGGAGGGGTTCTTGAAGTATGTAAACCCTGCGCAGCTTCTATAGAATCTTGTTCTATATCTCCTGCACTGATTACATGAATAGGATAATTTTTTATTTTACTCTTCATCCAATCGAACCAATCATAAACTTCTTTTGGTTCTGCCATGGTGTCAGCAAACACAGCAAAATCAGGCATGGGACCTATCTCACCATACTCATACATAAATGCCAAAGTGCTTGATTGCACTCCCGCTCCTAAAGATAATACGTTCAAATCAGCCATTGTTTTAGCTCCTCTCCCATGACCTCTGTCGCCAAGTTAATCTTATTTCTTAAACTTTGTACAATCTTCTCATCCACAGTGCCTTCAGTTACTAAGTCAACATAAGTGACTTTTGATGTTTGTCCTATGCGGTGCACTCTATCCTCCGATTGTAACCGGACTTCTAAGTCATAAGAGTTACTGTAATATATCACAGTGTGGCTCTTGGTTAAAGTTAAACCATAGCCTCCTGTTTTAGGATTACCCACAAAATAACGAAGCTCTTCGCCATTTTGAAACTCATCCACAATTTGTTGTCTTTCTTCGCTCGGTGTGTCTCCATAAAAAGTAGCAACTGATCGTGGACCGTGCACCTTTGAAATTTCTGTTGCAATTGTTTGAATGTCATGTCTATAGTTTGCCCAAATCAAAACTTTGCCTGATGTCTCATCTAATATATTCATTAATTCTTTTAACCTGTTATTCTCTACTGCTTTTACTTCTCCGTTATCTAGCTTCACATGGCCACAAACTATCTGGTGTAGCCTTAGTATTTGTGTTAATGCTGATAGCGCTGTCAATCTTTCTCCCTCTAATTCTGCTATGGCCATTCTTTTCATAGTTACATACATCTCTAATTGTTTTGGAGTCATTGATACATTACGAACTTGATATATTTTCTCAGGTAGATCTAAACAATCATCTTTTAAAACTCTGTATGAAAAATTATCTAACTTATCGGCTAACTCACCAAGTCTTTGATAACTGACTATCATACTAAACTGATGTGTAGGCATATTTCTTTTTACCATTACACAATATCTATTCTTAAATGTCCAAAAGGAACTAAACCCTAGTAAGTCCTCACTTAAAAAAGCACATTGTGCATATAGATCTATTGGTGAACGAGTGACAGGAGAGCCTGTCATAATACGTCTGTATTTGATTAGCGGGGATAATTTTAAAATATTTTTAGTCCTGGCCGCAGTAGGATTTTTTATAGTAGTGCTTTCATCTACAGCCACCATGGCTTTGTGTGATAACAAAAACTTCTTTGCAAAATCAACACCTTTCTTTGTGCTGAAAGCCTCCACGTTCATTAGCAAAATTTTAAAATTATCATTAGGTAAAAAAACTTTTTCTAATTTTTTTCTGTCCTCTGCTTTATTGTCTGACCCCCACACGAATATGTCAGGAGTTATGTGCTCAGGTAAATGACTTTTAAGTTCTCTTTTCCAATTTTTATAAACAGTCTTAGGCGCTATGACCATTAGCGTTTCAATATCGCCTCTATCCCACAACCAGCTAGCGTTATATATTGCAACTAATGTTTTACCTGTGCCCATCTCCATAAACCAAGCAAACTCCTCCTTATCAAGGGCAGCGCCCAGTGCAGCTAATTGATGAGCAAAAGGCTCAGTCTTAAACGGATAGTCCTGTAATTTTTTCATTTCTTTCTAATTTAGAATATAGTGCTTGTAATTCTAATATCAAGTACTATATAATTACGTTAGAAAGAAGGTAAACATTGAGTAAAGTATATGTAGTACAAGAAATGCCTGGTAAGGACATTTTATCTGCTGATAAGTATGGTGAACTTGTCCCTGTCATGCCACCCAACTATCAAGTTATCCTGAGTCCAGGACCAGCTGTTGCTAAGATGAAGCGTGCAATCAAGTCGTTTACAGATGATGATTACATACTTTGTATGGGCGACCCTTCTTTGATAGGCATTGTTTGTGCATATTGCTCAGAGTTGAATGGTGGTAAATTTAATCTGTTGAAGTGGGATAAAAAACATCAAAAGTATTATCCTATATCAATAGATCTCTATAGGAGAACGTAATGACTAACGCATCTATACTTGAGTCTTTAGAAGAATCATCTAAGGATTTAGGTAAACTTGACGATGGATCTTTGTCCTCATTGGGCTCGAAGTGTCATGAAATCGAATCAACTGTAGCTGAACTTGAAAATATTGAGTCACATAAAAAAGGTCTCAATCAAAAGTTACAGAAGTTGTACGATGAGACAGCCGAGTTGCTTAGGGCTAAGAATCTATCTTCACTTACCTTGGCTAATGGATCAAAAGTCACTGCATCAGAAAAAGTAGTAGCACATATCAAAAAAGATATTCAATCTGAAGCTTTTGATATACTACGAAAAAAAGGATTCGGTGATCTGATTAAGCGTGAGGTAAAAGCAAACTTCGCTAAGGGCGAAGATTCTCAAGCAGAAATGTTCATACGTGCGATCGAAGAGCAAGGACTTCAACCGGTGGATGATGCCAAAATACATCCAAGCACTCTTAAAGCTTTCTTTAAAGAGCAGCTGGATAAAGGCAACCCGCACGAATTACCTTTAGATCTTTTCGGGGTACATGTTTTGAACGAAATAAAGATAAGGAGATAATTATGCGTAAGAGAAAAACCGTAAATAAGAAAAAACTGTCTGCTAATAAAGCAGTGCAGGAAACTAAGACACAGGCAGTTGCAGCTGTGACTCTTGACAGTCTTGAGGCACTCAGTGGTAGAGGGCTTCAGAATGTATCAAATGATACTATGGCTACGCCAAGAATTAAAATATTAATGCAACTATCACCAGAACTAGAAGAGATAGAAGGTGCTAAGGCAGGAATGATTTACAACACAGTAACTCAAGAACTCTATAAATCTGATGAAGGTTTAAGAGTCGTGCCTTGTTATTTTCAGCTTCAATATGTTGAGTGGGCGGACCGTGGCCAGGGGTCAGGTGCACCTATAAATGTGTATGATGCTAACTCTGATATTCTGATGAAAACAAAAAGAGACGATCAGAATAAGGATAGGCTCGACACTGGTAATTACATTGACACTTGTCATAATCATTTTGTTTTGGTTATTGGCAAAGACGATGTGCCATCACCTGCTGTTATCACATTTAAGTCTACACAGCTTAAACACAGTAAGCGTTGGAATACCATGATGAAGAGACAATTCCTCAAGGGAAAAAACGGAAACTTGTTCGCAGCTCCTGCGTTTGCTCACGTTTATAAGTGGACGACAATGAAGGAGTCTAATGATAAAGGCACTTGGTATGGTTGGAATGGTCCTACCAAGGAAGCAGTTCTCACTGAACTACCTAACGGTGGTGAGTTGCTAAGCATGGCGAAAGAGTTTGAAGAGAGTTGTAGAAAAGGTGAAAGAAATGTTTCTTATGAAGAAGCAGAGACATCATCTGGTGACTCAGATTCAAGCATACCATTTTAAATTAACTAGGGGGCGATAAGCCCCCTTTATTTTTGGGAGTGCATTTGAAATACGAGAAATTTAGAGAGATATTTAAAGGTTTAGATAGAGCCTATGGTGTCTATTATAAAGGTGAAACAAAGGAGAATGGAAAGCTTTCTGGTAAAGCCTACATTAAAAAAGAGCCTTTGTTTGATCAATACTATGATGCTCATCTAGACGGTAAGGACCCTGGACTAGGGGTAATTCCTATCATGGACGACTCCAATTGTTTTTGGGGTTGCTGTGATATTGATAAGTATCCTCTAGATTTCAAAGCTATAATAAAAAAATTAAGAAACAAAAATATTCCTATGATTGTGTGTCGTTCTAAGAGTGGCGGGGCACATCTATTTCTTTTTACTAAACAGCCTGTGCCTGCATCTTTAATGAGAACTAAGTTATCAGAGATAGCTGCCTCTTTAGGATATGCAGATTGTGAAATATTTCCAAAGCAAGAAGAGATAAAAAAAGATAGAGGAGACACAGGTAATTTTTTAAACCTACCTTATCACGGTGGTGATGAGAGTATGAGATATGCCATGGATGATGAGGGTAATTCATTATCTGTGGAAGAGTTTTATCAACTATATGATAAATATGTTTTGACTCCAAAAGAACTAAAAGATGTAAAGGTTGTTGAAGAGTCAAGAGAGTTAAAGGATGGTCCACCTTGTTTGGAAACTTTGATGGCTGAGGGTTTCCCTGAAGGTACAAGAGACAATGCTTTGTATCAATATGCAGTGTATGCAAAGAAAGCTTTTCCTGATCACTGGCAAGATAAGATATCTGAGTTCAATCATAAATATATGGACCCAGCTTTATCTGTTAACCAGGTAAATAAAACAATCAGACAGCATGAAAAGAAAGAGTATGCGTACAAATGTAAAGATCAACCAATGTGTTCACATTGTAATTCTAATTTATGTCGTCAAAGACAGTTTGGTATTGGTGTAGATTATGAACATAAGTTTGGTGATTTAACGAAGTATCAATCCGATGAATCTGTTTGGTTTCTAAACGTTGATGGTAGGCGTTTAGAGTTAACCACAGATAGCCTGTTCGAGCAGTCTAAGTTTCGAAAAGCTTGTATGGATAATTTGAATGTACTCCCAAATCCATTGAGTAATAGAGACTGGACTGCTCGTATTCAGCAGCTACTACAATCAGTCGAAATAATAGAAATGCCCAAAGAGGTTAGAAAGGAAGGTCGCTTTGAACAACATCTCGATAATTTCATTAATGATCAAGGTAAGGCACTCAATATTGAAGAAATTCTTATTGGAAAAGCCTGGTCAGAAGACGGAAAAATCTACTTCAAAATGTCTTCACTAGAAGAATATTTAATGAAGAAGAGGTTTACTGAGTTTACTACAACTCAGATGGGAGCACGTATCAAACAAATAGGTGGTGGCGATACTCGTAAGAGAGTTCGTGGTCGCTTGGTTTACATGTGGTACGTGCCCGACCAAGAGAAAGAAGAGGTAAACTTAGACTTACCTTCTATGAAGGAGGAGATACCATTTTAAAACATTTAGATTTATTTTCAGGTATAGGTGGGTTTAGTCTTGGTTTAGAAGAAGCAGGATTAGTTGATACGGTAGCTTTTTGTGATTGGGAGGCTTACTGTCAAGAAGTTTTAAGAAAACATTGGCCAGGCGTGCCAGTGTATGGAGATATAAAGGAGCTAACACATGAAAGACTCAGAGCAGATGGAATTAATTCCATCGACATCATCACAGGAGGATACCCCTGTCAGCCTTTCTCAGTCGCTGGACGACAAAAAGCTGAAAAGGATCCGAGACATCTCTGGCCAGAGTATTTTAGGCTTGTCAAAGAACTCAGGCCAACTTGGGTCATTGGAGAAAACGTTAGTGGACACGTTAAACTCGGTCTCGACACCGTACTCGAGAACTTGGAGAGTGAAGGTTACTCAACAAGGACGTTTAGTATTTCAGCTTCGAGCATCGGTGCCAACCATCAACGGGAAAGGATCTGGGTTATTGCCCACGCCAACGACACAGGAGATAGAACATCACGACATCAATTTAACAAAGACAGGGAGAAGATTATCAAAGGACGGGAAGAGCAGTCACAGTTTGAACTTAGCAGATACGGTGAGGGTTTGGAGAACTCCAGATGCTCACAGTGGCCGTGGAGCTTCGAGCAAGGAAAGAATGAAGATGAAATTAGAGAAGGGTATGCCAATCAGCCTGAACGATCAGGTGGCACATCCGAACTTGATGTGGCCGACTCCAAGAGCATCAGCAGCGATGGCAGAGGACATCAAGAATATACAGAAGCGGGGCACGGAGAGGGGCAGGTTAGAGGAGAGAGTGGCTTTAAGATGGCCGACTCCAACTACAAACGACAGCAAGAACAACGGGGGAGCATCTCAACTACGAGCAGGCAGGAGAGGTTTTGGAAAGAATCTGAATGCCGTAGTAGCGCAGAGATCTCAAAATGGTGGGAGTCTGAACCCGACGTGGGTCGAGTGGCTCATGGCTTACCCAAAAGGGTGGACAGACTTAAGTGCTTAGGTAATGCAGTTGTACCTATTATTCCTTATCTGATCGGTAAAAGTATTCTAGAGACATACGACATTGAGTAATACAAACATTATCTTTGGTCCACCAGGGACAGGTAAGACGACTAGGTTATTGCGTATCGTGGAAGAAGAATTGGAACGTGGAACACCGCCCGACCGCATAGGATATTTTGCATTTACCCGCAAAGCTTCTCGTGAAGCGATTGATCGAGCCTGCACAAAATTTAATTTACAAAGAAAAGATTTTTCTAATTTTAGAACTTTACATAGTCTTGCCTATCACTCTTTATCTTTAGATAAAACAAATGTTATGAAAGATGAGCATTACAATGAGTGCTCTGACTTACTTCAAGTTAAATTAAAAAACGCAGATAAAACTGTAGACAATTACGGTGCCTTTGTAGCTGAGGATGTTTATATGCAACTCATAAATTTAGCTAAGGTTACAAACGAGCCTTTAAATAAAGTGTTTCATGAGTATGGTCACGTGCCTGGGGGTTGGTTGAAACTGGACTATGTTGATAGGGCTTTAAAAAAATATAAAGAAGAAAGAAACTTATTTGATTATACAGATATGGTTATGGAATATAACAAACAAAAGCCACAGTGTAAGTTAGAAGTATTGATTGTTGATGAGGCTCAGGACTTATCTTACATACAGTGGGAGATGATAAACAATATGAAAGATCAAGTAGAAAGAGTTTACATAGCTGGAGATGACGATCAAGCCATATTCAAATGGTCAGGTGCACAGCCTGACTTTCTAATAAATTTAGAAGGTAAAAGAGAAATACTCAATCAATCATATAGAGTGCCGATAGCAGTGCATCGAGTGGCAAATAGTTTAGTGTCAAGGATAGATAATAGGGTGCCAAAAGAATACAT